AGGACAAAGCCATACCTATCTCATTCCTTTGACATTAAATCAACACTCTATTTAGCAATATGGAAAGGATGCTTTACACCTTATCCTGCATACCTAAGCCATATATGCCACTTGTCACGATTATACTGCAAAGTTTCTATGGTGGAACACTCTACCTATACCCTCAGATAATCCTCAGATATGGTAGTCCTTCTAGCGCACACTCAAGGCATATTATCAAATTAATTAATAGGTGTCAAGAGCGCGTGACTAAACTTAATCTTCGTCTTCATAGTCTGGCTTTGTGATGCCTTCGTCAGGCATGCGAACCAGGAGGGTAGCGTCTGCCGTATAGATAGCTAGGCTACCGTTATTTGAGTCTTGCGTGACCTTATCTGCATAGACCCAAATGATGCGTTTTTCTTGGTCATTCATTAATTACACCCTACTGGCATCCTTGCCAATTGTCAAGTCCTTTTTCTAAATTAATTCTGCCCCGATGCCCATGTCTCAGGCATGTAGTCCAGGGTGACAGTCTTACCCGCACGGTCGCGGATACCTGCCCTCATCTCAAGGCGCACTACAACCTTGAGTGCAGCTTGCTTGTCCTTGCCAGGCTCAGCATCGTTCCATGCCTGCCGTGCCTTATCGAGCGCGGCAAGCAGACTGCCGCTAGGCTCGTTATTGACTTGATCCTTGATCCGCTTGCTAGCAGACTTGGATCGCCGGTTACGTGAAGCCCTCTTGCGCTTGCTAACCGTGAGGTTATCCCAGCCGTCACCCGTGCAGACCACGGCGGAAGGCATGACACCTATCGTTAGCTTTGCATCGGGCGACAGTCGCGGATAACGCATCGGTCGCTCCTATTTTATTTTATGACATTCGAGAGTAGAGAGGGATAGCCTGCCCCTTCATATTGCAGGATTCATTTTTCGGAATCCCTCTCATTTACTCTCAACCTTTTACTACTCTATCACCTGCCGTGCTACTTGTCAAGTCAATTTATGAAAAAGATTGGCGGATCAAGTAGCTCACTAGGGAGACTGTCCGATTCCTTTTCTTTAACTTGACTGTCCAGCGAAGCCTATCACACTTCAATGCTACTTGTCAAGAGACTTTTTGAAAAATTCTTTTTGAGCCGGGAGGTCAACGCACGAGGCGGAATGTCCCTGGTCTCACTTAGACCCTTCAATCAATCTCTGCCAGGAAGACTATCGAACCTGGCGACCAGGGTCAATGGGCACGTGCACAAGAAATCTAAAGATTGCATTTGAATCAATTGTTACAAAGTCTCCCTGGTCTACTAATACCCGCGCGTAGATGTAACAATTGTCACAAAGTTAATCAAAAGGTCCTATTTACTCAAAATCCTCTATTTGATAAAACGATTTTGATTAATCGGGGCACCCTGATTCCTCAAGGACCACCCTGGCATCCTGGCCCCTACGGTAGTAGCCGAGACTCCCAAAATTGTGGGAAATATTATTTTGGTGAAGTATGGTGACAAGAGGCATGAATCAATCCGGGTGGGCGAGGTGTACTTCATTTAATCAATCTTCGGCGGGCGTTCGGGTACCCATAACCTTCCCTCAGCATCTCGCTCAGCTAGGCGAGTGATATCAGGCACCAGCAGTTTGCCATCATTGGTTCCTTCAGCGATGGTCTGCCAGTCCCGATAGTATTTGCCTCTATCTTCTACTTGTAATATCCACTTCTCGAAACTCACGCGCAGCCGCAGTTTTCCTATGAAAAGCAGAGTCTCATCTGGATTAAATAGGAGTTCAACTATCGACTTGCCTTCGTTCCATTCAACCTCAAGCTCATCTTCTTTTTCATCTAGTTCAATTTTCATTTATCTAATCCTGGCGGGTCGTACAGTGGGTCTTCGATTCCAATTAACTTTAAGGCAGTGCGCCGTAGGTTGTCAGCATCTTGATATCGGTTATATAGACGCTTAAAGTCCTCACGGCCTATGTCTTTTTCTTTCATATAACCCTTGATACGGCGTTGTTCTTCCTCGATATGCGGGATAGACAGAGCAGCAGAGATGATACTGATCGCCGGTGGGTTGATTGCTTTTGCTAGTTCTTCTACATTTGTCATATGACGATCACCGTCCACCATTCTTCGTTTTCACGTGCTCGAATAAAATGCGAGATGCGCGTATTTCCTAGCCCGACCCGCTCGGTTGCGATGTGGTAGTAGGTTCCACAAAACCAATATTCCCTGACCGTTACCTGTGTCTCCATATAACCTCCTGATCTTGTCCTGAAATTTAAGTTGCGAGCGATAGCTTCCGCTAGCTGGGTTCACTAATGAAGTTTTCAAGCAAGTAGGCCGCGAATTTTTTGTTGTCGATCTTGAGATATTCTTGCGCCATTTGTTTTTCTACTTCCGCGATGTTCTCTTCGAACCAACGGAGGAAAGCTGGCTCGAAATCCTTGGTGGCCAGGAGAGCAACAGGAACCGCTGCTGAGTAGGTTCCTATGTCGCGCTCGACGGTTGGTTTAATGACTTGGATCAGCACCACGATCTGATCAGGCCAGAGCCCTCCCAGGTATTCTTTATCGTAGACATTAAATAGCCAGCCAGGCTTATAGGTGATCCGGTCTAGGATTCGTGATACGTCATTTAGTTCAATCATCTATGCGCTCCATCCTGAATACGTGGTCCATAATAAATAAATAGCAGCGAGTAGTTGGATCTGTCTCGAATTTGGTTACTTCTACTGGATCTTCCTTGGTCAGCTTGTATGTTCCCGCGCGCAGCCAGCCGCCCGGTGGGAATTTAACTATCAAGCCCTCTTCTTGATACCCCTCAGCTAGAAGCGCTTCAAAGAAAGCCCTATCTTGTTGTTTGGTTAATTCCATCTAGCATTCTTCCTATCTCTTTGCTGTGCTGTTGTTCTTGTTTGATTCTGTGTTCCATCTTGTCTTTGTGTGCCTGCTGCTCGTGGAAGTTTTCGTTGGCCATATATAGAACCGCTATCACGGCTAATATATAAATACTACAAAGGATCAGCACAAAACGGGTGTGCTGAGATAAATACCATGGGTACTTGCGCACCTTAGGAGGTTTGGGCAGAGCCTCGATCAGAGTCGCGCGAGCGGCAAAGTCATCTACCCAATACTCCTGCCGCAGGTCGGGCAGATGCAGGGAGTTTACGATTTCAGGCTGTTTACTATCGTCGTAAATTGGCTCTTCTGGTGAACGATAAGGCGAATGATAAGTAATGATCTGATCTACATCGTATGTCTCAGGGTCTACGAATATTTTATTGTTATTGTTCCACCGCATCGATTTTCTTCCAGGGCATCCTGAATTCGACCCGATATGAGTATTGATCGTCGTTTTCGTCTTTAAATACGACCTGATAGGAGGATCGGATGCTTTTGCGTTCGGCCAGCATCGCATCGGCGACCTGATCAGGTACCTCGACACAAATTAATGCTTCTAGCTTCATTTATTATCCTAATCAGTCTGGTATATAGGGGTGAGCGCTAGCAACTAGCTCACCGTCATAGCGCCGGTAGAATTTGCGTATCTCTTCTTTGCCGCTGGCCAAGGTGATCGCTTCGATTGAGTTCTCGGCCATAATGAGGATAGATTTCTGTATTTCAATATATTGTGATTTCAGCGTAGAACTATCCGCAAAATGCACCTCGAATGCTGGCATTAACTCACCTCCACGTTAAAATCGACGTTAAATCCTTCTATTTCTTCAGTTGACATATCCAGATCAGCAACAAACCCTTTAACGTGAGCTTTGATTGCGTCGTCTAGACGGCTTTGCTCGCGGAATGGTAGATCCCAATACTTTTCTTCGCCTTCTTCATCAAATTCGGCGTTGACATAGATTTGTACGTCGGCCATCAGTTTGCCTCCACTCTAATATCGTGATAATGGCAGCAGGCACCTTCGGCATGATTAACTAAACAACGCTTGCCTTTGTTACGAACGCCTTTTTGGAACCAGTCGCGGCAATTCGGACATTGCTCGGCTCCCTGGTAGCGCTCATCTTGCCAGTCTTCGAATGCTTCATCAGCAAGTAGGTGGAGTCCCGCGCGGGTATACATGAAGTGCTCTACCAGCGCGATCATCTCTTTTTTAACTATTTGCTTCTGCTTTGCTAGATCAATAGGTTCTGCTGGCATAAATTGGCCCCCAAATAGATCCGCCTACGTAGAATCCTGTTGCTGCGGCTGCGCCCGTGTAGAAATATGTCTTTGCGCTTTGAACATCTCCAAAAATTGCCCCGACGAGATACCAAACAGCAACTAGAAATGCTCCATACGCTAGTGCGTTAGCTAATATTCTCCATTTGCTTGTCATTACCACCGTCCCCAATAGATTCGACACATAATTGCTAGTAAAATTAATGCTATTATTACCGTAATTGCGTAAGTCACGGCCCAATCCGGCCCAGGTGAGCTACCCAATACTTGCCTACGTGCGCTGCGCCTAATCGCCTAGCTTTGTCAGACATGATTATGTCGTAGTGTGCGCGACTTGCCATCCATTCTTCTACGATTTGCTTAGAGCTTTTCTGGCCATCGCCAAGTACCTCACCGGCCCACCAGAATTTCTTATTGACATGGATCACAGCATCATGCTTCAGAACATGCGTCCTATTTAACTTTTTGGCCATGCGCCGGGCCGATAAACGGAGCAGCCGACCCTTTTTGAGCGGCTTTTTCTTACGCTCCCTGCGTTCCTTATTTACATACTCAAGTACGGTCACTGGTGCGCTCCCTTGGGTTCATGGCAGACCATGTTTCCCATTCAACCTGCTCGATCACTATTTTCTCAGGTAAGCCCACGAGCTTATCGTGAACATCGCCCACCGCAGAGAAAATTCCAGAGTGGAAAGTCTCGATAGCTTGATTCTGGCCTTCATCGTAAATAGCTTTAACTGAATATCCCATTATTTCTCATCCTCATAGGGCAGTACGTACTTTTCCATAAAAATGATGGCCGTTTCTAAGGATCGATGACCAACAGGCGTGATAGCTGTCTCAGGAAAGCCAACCGTCCCGCCAAGCCCATAGACAAACCAGCGCTTGCCACGACCCTCTTTGAATTCATATTCACCGTTTTTGGTCTGCCAGTGCCCCGGCTTGATCTTGGTAAGTGGCCTAATTTTGTCCATTCACCACATCTCCTACGTGCGTGGGCGAGACACCGGCCCGTACAGCGATCTTTCTGTAGGTAAATCCGGCATTGACCATTCTTTTAATCACTTCATCGCGGTCATCGCGGGACTTTTTCAGCTTCTTTTCACAGTTCTGGACCGTATTTACCGATTCGTCTAGCTCACGAATCAGAGATTCATTATTTTCTTCCACTGATCTTTCTCCTTTCAATCTCGCGCAGAGCTATTTCCTTACAGGCGAGCGCAGAGCGATGGCGCGGAGTACCTTCAAGAGCCAAGTCTGCTGTTTCTTGAGAAAGCTTGACTAGCTCTGCCGGGTGAGGATGGTTCATAGCGAATTCAAGGTTCTCCCTGTAAATCCTGATTGCGTCATTAAATTCATGATTGAGCATCGCTCCTGAGCTACTAAATGGCATTGCCGCCAGATGGCAGGCATCACAGATGATCGTATCGCCATCCCAGGTGGCATCGTCACTCAGAAGTTCTTCATCTTCATAAAATAGATGGCCGTCAAGGCAATCTTCTGAGATTCCAGCCCTACATTTAATTATCTCTTGCATATCCCTCCTATACCGGTTCGTGATCTGGCCTGTGATACTGCCGACAGCTACCTTTGATTATGCAACTAGCTAGCGTGAAACACTCCATGCAACTGTCCTTGATAGTAAATTCAGGTACAAATTTACCTTCAGGGACAACGCATCCTATACCCGCATAAGGAACAGTTTCAGTTAATGGCTCTGGCAGGTGCAAGTCTTCACAAATTTCAAAGGCTTGTTTGGTTGTACGAAGCTGTCGCCACAATTTATGTACGCCCATATCGCCCATTGCCTGAGATTGCACATCAAGAATGTCATGAAATGCAACAAACCGAGACAGTGGACCGTACATCATCCAGTCTCGGGTGACACCGGGATAGCTGTGATCGCCGTCGATAAAAAGAAAGTCGATCTGGTGCCCCTGTAATTGATTTGTCAAAGCAACCAGCATAGCCGCTGAATGAGAATCACCAACCAGCATCCTAAATTCTTGGCTACGATTAACTGCAAAAATCTCTAGCTGTGTAGCAACATGAACATCAAATGCGCCACCGGGAGCACCGGGATCATCTATACCAATAAATAAAGACCCTTGTGGGCAAGCTTGCATCCAAGCCCACATCGTTCCGCCCCGATGCAGGCCGATTTCTACAACTATCTTCGGCTTCAGAATAGATAAAATCTGTAGGAGCGTGGCTAGCTCCTTCTCTTTCTGAAGCGCTTGAAGTTCACGGACGGCATATTTGGCTATTCCTTCAGCCGTAGCCCAATCCATCGCACCATTTTGTTTGATATCCATAGGCATATCCCTAGAACTATCCACCCTTCCATTAATTCAAGCTGATCGGCTGCGTGATGACAGCTTCGTTTTCGTCCTGCTCAGCGTCAGCCGCCAGATCGGCCTTGAGCTTGTCCATTTGCACGTTCCAAATCGCCCGTTCCCATAGCCTCCCCATGTAGAAACAGGCCACTACCAGCAGAATCCTCTTCATCGAACCTCCCTTGATGGACTAGTCCCCGTATGCTACTGTGATAGCGGCAAGCTGTCAAGGGGGGTGGACATGCCTCTAGAACACAAGATTATTTGTAAAATAACCGAGATAGAACGTATCCCGCGTATCACTCAAGGCAATGGGCACGAATTAGTTCTAGTCTTTGAGGGCGAGCTTAGGAGGAATACGAAAGATTGGATCGAACAAGCCATCAAGAGGGAGAACATCACCATCGTTCAGAATAAAAAGCTAATAGGTTAGGTAGATATGTCAGACGAAGCAGGAATGCCACAAAAGGAAATCAAGACTCGCAGAGTCACTGCCATTACCTTTCGCATGGTCGAGATGGCAGAGCGTTTCCTTCAGACCCGCGAATTTGTTGATCCCGCCAGCAGCCCGGTTGATGCTCAGCCACAGATCCAGTTTCCTTTATTCGGCGGTGAGATGACGCTTGAGACTGTTCCGGGCGAGCACGTTGTCTGGTGTCAGGGTGGAACTAATGATCAAACCATCCGCCGCGTCGAGAAGCCGAACGGTGACGGCACCATTCTCACCAAGATTTATTCAATTCAAGCGATCTTAGCCCGCGAGCAGGAATTTGAGGTGCCAATTGAGCAAGAGGCGCAAGGGGAGGAAGCTCCGCAAATTATCCTTCCACGAACGGCAAGCGAAGAAGAAGCACAACCAAAGAACGGATCGAGCCGAGAAAATAGCGGCGAAGCAAAAGACGATTCCGGGGGAGAAGACGGCTAAAGAAAAGAAAATGCCTGGTGTCTGATGGAACCTGATCTTAATAACCAAATAGAAACTCGTGTACCGTTCCGAGTGCAATTAAACTTCAGTGCGGCTGTCAGTGTCGATGATGAAGATCTTGCTGAATTCACTGAAGTCTATGAACGTATGATTGAAACGGCTGAGAAGTTAGGCATGCACTTAGAATTTGGTTATATAATGCCGATGGAGCGCGGTGACGTTATCCCAGGCGGCGGACTTGATGAGGATCTACGTCTTAGCGCACGGCCAGCACTGACGCAGCCATGAGTGAGAATCAGGAACTCTTAGTTAATTCAGCGGAGCGAGCACATATCGCTTTTGATGAATATATAGCTGCAAGACGAGTAGCCGTAGAAAATCCTGCTCAAAAATTTCTTGAGATTGATCGTTGGCATGAGCTTCAAGCTCGAATGCGCGATTTAGGTTATTACTTAGAGCTAAATGCTAAAAACAGATCTGAATGAGCGGCAGCAGGCATGTTTGAGGTTCCTTGTGACCAAGGGCGAGCCGGTGAAGCTGGATCGGTTTGTGTTTCCTCAAGAGGAATCTCGGTCTGTATTGCCAAAGACAACCATTGCGGCGTTATTTATTGTTAGGAGTCTTATCGATATGGGTCTAGTCAGGAGGGTAGGCAAGACAGAAATTGCATACGAAAGCACAGATAAAGCGAAGGAATTGGAGCTAATTTAATGGCCGATAAAACGATCAAGGCCAGGGACATTAAGGTGGGGGATGAACTCCACCTGCGATTTGCAGGAGGGGATGATTATTTCGAAGTAGATCGCGTTGAAGTAATTCCCGATCAGACAGATGATCCGAATCGGGAAGACACAGTTAAATGGCAGGCATCCAACAGCATTGGTCAGTTTGAAGATATTTGCAGCGCTGACCAAGATGTAGATATCAAGGTAAAGGAGTAAATATGAGCACTACGATTTATACGATGGGCGGCGGCGAGTTTGAGCTTAGCGACGATGAGAAGTTCAATAAGGTTCGTAAGCGTCTGAACGATCTGGCGGCTGGTGAGCACGAAGACGATCCTTTTACTCATTTCCAGTTTCACGATGAGCAGGGTGGTCGTATCTCGATTAACCCCGATAAGGTCATTGCGATTCACTCTACGCTTCGCACCGATCAGGCCGAAGAAGAGTAAACAAAATGGAACTGCCGCCATTCGATAAGGTGGCATCGAATGTGCTGGGGGCCGTGGAAGATCTTCTGCGGTCCCCACTCGTTCGGGGTGCCTACGATAAATTAGATAGAACCACGAAGCCTTACCCGGCTCCTGAAGATGTAGAAACCGAATACCTTGTACGTCAGGCGATGCTAGATGGTCGCTTGCCTAGTATTATTGAAAATGCTTCTAAGCTCGCAAACGAAGCATTAAAGTTCGAGCACGTTATCGCTGATGATGATTCGAGTCAGATGCGACGGCTCGTTACTTTGCGTGATTGTCTTCAGCAAGTTTCTTCTCTGCTCAAGGGCGAGAAGATCGATGATTTTGTTCATGATCACACTGAAGGACGGCATTGGACGCCTGGTACTACTAGGCTCACGTGGCCTAGCATGCCGAGTGTGAAAGTCAAAAAAGCTGGTAACGCTTCAGATCAGCTTGTTCCTGTCGGGACTGTGGATATTTTTCCGCCTCAAGCTGCTGCATTTACGCTTCCTGCCGATGGCAGAACAATTAAACGGGACGATTATCCTGATTTCAAAGGCGTTCCAGACGGTTGGACATACAGGCATGATGCAGACGGCAAACTTTGGCTTGATCTTCCTGATGAGCGCGAGAACGTAATTGATATCGATGTATCTGATGAGGGCGATGTAACCGCTCCTGTTATAGATGCAGCGGCAGACGCTATTGATCGCGGCAATGCTTTTAGTTATATTAAGCGAATTCGTAATATATCTGCTGATAACACTGCCGATATCAATGATGATTGGGATAAAGTCAATACTCTCGCTGTTGATGCGATGAATATATTGAAGGGCGATAGAGATGCCTAGTGCAGAACAGATGCAGAGAAACTATGCTGCGCTCGCGGAGCAAGCGGAGAAACTGTGTGCTACGGCCGTGGTCTTTTCAGACAAAGTAGAAAATCCGGTCTGGAAGGATGGTTTGCTGGCAGAAGTTGAGCAGCTTCGTGAGTTAATTAAGATAGCTCCCCGGCGTTCACCCTGGAATGGGGAGCTTCACGAAGACGATTTAGAAATTACTTTTTACAGAGCGCCGGGACAAACTATTAAAGAAGAACCACGTGGAGTCATCATTCGGCATAAACCTACTGACATTACACGGGAATCTTATAGCCAAATTAGTCAAATGTCTAATCGTGAAGTCGTGATTGGCGCTCTTACGAAAGCAGTTGGCGAGCACTATGCCGACCAAGGCGAATACGCAAATTAATTGGCAGAACGTGCTGCTGTCGGCCAGCGCGATTGTCAAGTCCTACGATACTGGCGTGACGCTGCGCCAGCTTTTCTACAGGCTTGTTTCGGAGCAGATGATTCCTAACTCCGTGAGCGCGTACAAGGTTTTGTCTCGCAAAACCGCAGAGGCTCGCCGAGAGGGATGGTTTCCATCGCTCATCGATAGAACACGCGCCATTGAAGTTAATCAATCATTTGATGACCCTAACGATGCGCTGTACTGGCTTTGGAAAATCTATCGTCGTGATCGAACAGAAAATCAAGAATGGTCTGTTTATCTCGGCGTTGAAAAGCACGGTATGGTTGTCCAGCTACAAGATTGGTTTGGTGATTATGGTTTACCTATCCTGGCGCTCGGAGGTTATTCGTCGCAAACTTTTGTTGATGTTGTCGCGGATGACGTAATTAATCAAGGCCGCAACAGTGTTCTGCTCTACGCTGGCGACTTTGATCCAAGCGGAGTGGATATCGACCGTGATTTTTTGGATCGCACGGGTATTTTCACTGATGTTAGGCGAGTCGCGTTAAGAGAAGACCAGCTTGAGAAATATAATTTACCTCCGTTGCCTGGTAAAGAGTGGGATTCACGAGCAGAAAGCTTCATGGCTCAATATGGCGAGCTAATGCAGGTTGAATTAGATGCACTTCCACCTGAAACTATGCGCGGTCTTTACAAGGAAGCGCTGGACGAATTCTTTGATTATGAGGCTTGGGAAGAGGTTAAGAAGCAAGAGGATGAAGAATTAATCAAGCTCGACCAAACCAGGGAAGAATTCGGCCTCTCCACGAAGGATCTGATGCGCGGTAGAATGAAGGCTGCCAACACGCAAACGCTGGATGCAATGGCACGCCTGATACGCGACATAAAGAAGGAGAGGAAGAGGTGATCGACTTTGCTTTGTGGGAGGATTGTGAAGCTCGCCACCGCGCCGCCGCCTCCAATTCCGTGGCTCTTAGGGATTTTGTTTTCGACCGATGGGCCGAAGTCGAGGCAGCCTGCGAATTTAATAATCCTGACAACTGGTCGGAAGCGAGAATCATAATCGCTACCGATGAAGGTCTGGCAGATTGCTCTATTTATTTGCCAAAGAACCTTGAAGATGAGGAATGGCTTGGGATGCTGATTTGGTGTTTCGAGTCAGGAACCTATGAAGCAGCCGAAGACTAGTTGCCCGCGCTGCGGATCTAAACAGCGTTTCCCTCTCCGCACAGAAGACATGGGCGAGGGAATTAAGCGGGAATTTATTCGGTGCAATATGTGTCGCATGGAGCGCGACATTAATTACACCACGGATAGGCTTCAACAGTTACGTGGCAAGCGAGCACGTTGTAGGCGCATGATCGGTCACGAGAAGGATTCCCACGGTGCAGTCTCCGATGCAACCAACCGTGTGATGATCAGAATCGTGCAGGATATAAAAGAAGAATCGGCGTATATAGCCAGAAAGATTTTTGAACGAAATGCTCACGTTCCGCCAGCTTGAGATGGTCGTGCATGTGGCCAATGGCTTAACGACCGCTGAGATAGCGGAACATATGCATTTGTCTCAAAGCTCTGTGCAGCAGACACTAGACAAAGCTCGCACCCGCGCGAGCGCGAAGACTCTCCCTCACCTCGTCAGCATTGTGATCGCCAGTGGCGCTCTTGAATGGAATGAAGACAAGTCCACGAGAGGGGTACCTGATGCTGATAGCAACTAGCACGCTTGTAGCTTTTATACATTTAATCATTGGTGGAGTCGTATGGACTGCGCTGATGTATTGGATCGCCAAGCGTCACAAGTCGCCGCTTACCGAGGCTGAGCAAGAGGAATACGAGCGCGCCCGGATCTGGTCGCACTACAACGGCGGCTATTAATGCAGAAGACCCGCCACTAGGACAGGCCTTCCACACTTCACGGGCAACCGCTTAAACTAAACCCATTAGCTCAGCGAGGCTTTCGATGGGCTTCGGCTGAGTCAGTAATTCCTTGATTTCAGAAGGAGTCAGGCCAGAGGCCGCAGACACTTCGTCAATCGAGTAGCCCGAGTCGCGGACCATCGAAATAGCCGCCTGCTCAAGCATGGAGCGCTTACCAGCGGTCATCACTTCCGCTCGAATGAGCCCATGAGAGAGCATCGTGAGGGTGTCAAGTGCCTGTGACATGATTCCTCCTTTCACAGCGGGATCATATCTGGTTCTGTGGCTTATTCAAGCCACATTTGCAGAATTCTACTATATTTTGTTACTTGACTTCCATTTGATTGCCTGTATTTGCCGTAAGCTAGCCCGTGGTGGCCGCAACAGGCAATCAATCCTCTGATGGATCTTCACTAATTGACGCTCGTGGCAGGGTGACCTGTCCCAATTGTGAAATCCCCAGGCACTTGATGTGGTACAAGCGCTTGGAGCAGATCGAGAAGTACGCCATGGAGACAAATCCAATCCTTCAATGCCCGCACTACAAGCCGACAGGCTGCGGTCACATTTTCTCCCCCGGCGATCACTCCCTGTTGCTCTCCGTACTAGCGCCACCTCAATCAAATGGGAAGCCTCAGGAGGTAGCGGCTAGTGGAGCATGAGCGCATAGAGCTTTTTGAATTATTCCTTTCAGATGATGGCGCTGTCTCGGAACCTGATGACAACGGCCTCATTTGGAAGGATTGTTTACGTGAGGGGACGTTTGCGATGACGCCCACACCGGGCGGCGCAATTAAACAGCCCTTCACTGTGGTAGCGGATGGTGAGACTGATCCGGCCAATAAGATCATCTCCATGGCCGATATCGAGGATTCGTTTAAGAATCGCTCGTTCGAGCATGTAACTATTCCGCTCAACCACAAAGACAAAGAACTTGACAATACGGGTTTTGTAAAAGGACTTCGCCGGGTCACCAAGCAAATCGGCGGTGTACCTCGCACCGTATTGCAGGCCGGTCTTGAGTTCACTGAGCCAGATGTAAAAGGCAAGGTAGAACGCGGGACCATTCCGAATGTGTCTAGCGGTATTTTCACTAATTTCACTCGCAAAGCTGATGCGAAGAAATTCCGTGCCGCTCTCAAGCACGTTTGTCTGACCAACACTCCTTTTATCAATAACCTTGATCCGTTCCCGGCCATTGCGGCTAGCGACGGCATCGATGCAGAAGATATCGATGTTGAGGCGTACACCTTCGCTGAAGAGGAAGGTGGAGGGGACGGCAAGACGGCCGAATTAGTTTGGGATGAAACCCAATCTATGAATTGGCGTCGTGATCAAATTCGGTCGATCCTTGAACCTCAGCGTGGAGAAGACGATGCGCCTAGTCCCTTCATGATCTTCGTTGAAGATATCGCTGAGGATTCTGCATTAATTTCCCAGGAGGGGCAGGGAGAAGTTAATCGCTTCATAGTTCCCTACTCCATTGAAGGTGGGGAAGTGAGGCTTGCACCGCCGATCCGATGGACTGAGGTTCATCAGGCGATGGTTGCAGCTTCGGACGACGATCCTATTTATTCGAATGATCTGAGGCTTAAGCTTACAGATGCACTTGAATCGGTCGTCGGCAAAGAAGCGAGCGGTTATCGAATTGATGATGTAACTCATGATGACCGCGTAAAAATTGTCAGCAAGGTTACGGATGCTGCCTGGCTGGCACGGTTTTATGCAAGTGATGAGGAAGTCCGTATTTCTCCCTCCGCTAACTGGCATAAAATCTCAGAGGGCAAGAAGTTCGAGCTTAGCGATAAGCCCCGCGAGCCCTCAGTCAGTAAACCCAAAGTTGGTGGGACTCTTGCTGAGGCTCGCCGCAAACGTGCTCAATTAATGGGCCGCACTATTTAATTGAAGGAGGTGTAGCTAATGGCCGGATTTCTTGAAACCCTCGACGCTCTTGAGCTTACTGACGAGCAGAAGGAACAGCTTCGTCAGGGGCATGATGAGGAATTAACCCCTCTTCAGGAGGCTCAGCGTCTTTCCGCCGCTCAGGCGCGGAGGGCAGCCGTCGATAAGGAAATTGAGGAATTAGGCAAGCTCGGTTTTTCCGATCAACCAGGGATGCTCAAGTATGCGCGTCGAGTTTTTCTCTCGGATGATCAGGAGCCGGGTATCGTCCTGCTCAGCGATGGTGATCTTGAGCTTGACAAGGATGAACAAATTGGAGCTAAATCCCGTGAGGAAGTCTCCACGGCCGATGTGCTCCGTAAATTCATTTCCTTGATTCCTCGTGATGACGATGGCAAGCTGGCGCTCAGCGACCAGATCCTTGCTTCGGATGACATTGAGGAAAAGCCCGAGGAAGAAGAGGGAGCGGACGAAGAAAAGGCTAAGGCTGAATCGCGTAAGCGCGCTTCGAAGCTTATTGGCCGTCCGATCACTCGCAAGGGCCGGGGAGGTGAAGACGCCTAATGGCATGGAATATTCGCACTTCGCGTGTTGTTACTCCTAGCCTTGAGATTTTCAAGAAGCCACCGAATGCTCAGGGCTTTGATTCAATCGTGATCGATGCGACCGCAATTACTGCGGTTTCAGGCGTTCGCAAGCTGGTCGCCGGTACTCCATTAACTAAAGATGGAGTGACGAACCAGTTTAAGCGTATGACTGTTGGTACGGAAACGTGCGCGGGTATTCTCGCTCACGATGTTGAGGTTCCTGACGGTACCTCTGCTTCCGACCTTCCGGCTGCGCTTGCATTCCACGGAGAGGTTTTCCGTGCGAACCGTATTGTTGACTATGGCACGCTTGGTACAGATATTCGTACAGATCTGCCCACGTGCTTATTCCAGTAGAGGGGAGGTGAATTCCCGATATGGCATTTATTGACGATATTCTCGAACAGTCCAACCTGACCGACGCAATTGTTGGTCCGCTTGAGACTGAGATGGAGACTGCTCCCCGGCTTGGGGATCAGATCGCTCCTATTCAAGATATCGACGGCCAGTACGTTTCTATGCGAGTCGAAGACCTGCATGCATTCGGTATTGGTCAATTCAGGGCACCGGAAGCAACGCCGCCCCTGATGGATATCACTGGTCGAGAAGAGCGCGAGGAAGTCATTGAGCTTGCGCACCTGGACGAAATGCACCGCATTTCTCCAATTAGGTGGGAGCGGCTTAATTCGACGGACGAAGCGGTTGTTTCGAAAGAAGCCCGCCGCCTCATTGAAATCGGCCAGATCCTTGAGCGTCGTAATGAGCGCCTGACTGAATGGATGCGTTGGCAGGCATTTAGTGGCCAATTAACCATTGAGTATCAGGAGCGCAATACCGCTCTCGTTATTGATTACCCGCTGCCGTCCGGTCACAAGCCGACCGTGACTACAGGCTGGGACGATTTAACTGACTCCGACCCGGTTGCAGATATGCGCGCTTGGTCGAGGCAGATCGGTAATTCAAGTGGCACGCCAGGCACGATTTTCCATATGACTGGTGATGACCTTGAGAATGTAATTAATAACGAAAAGCTCCGCCTTTACTTTAATGTTGAGGCTGGGCAGCCGTTCCTCCCGACTCAGGAAGATGTTGAACGTCTTCTGCCGCCGGGTAGCTCCATCGTGCAGCAGGACGCTGCGTATCGCGCCGAGTCGGTTGGTGCCGCTAAGGCTCCCGCCGATCACACGCGCTACCTGCCTGTGGGCAAGGTATTAGTTACGACCGCCTACACGCTGGATGGAGTTCCGATTGCTGATACGCCGAACGGTGATGTGGAAATTGCCACGGGCTACAACACCACCGCTCTGCTGAAGGGTCCGCAGTCGGAAGTGATCATGAAGGGCGAGGGTGCCTACCAGCGCATGCTGCGTCAGGCGTCCCGTCGAATTGTCCGCCTGCGTCGGCCGGAGGCTTTCCTTTACGCCGACATTCTGCCGTAGGGGAGGTGAATTAATTAATGGCTAAGGGTAAAGTTGTCGAAGTGCTGGTTGATGAAATTACTATCCCTAAGTCGGTGCGTACACTGACTCAGGATGATGGTAATACTTATCACCAGCAAGTCGGCACTACTTATTTCAAGGGAGACAAGGTTCCGACTGACGAGGTTTCGCCACCGGTCCTTGAGGCTCTTGAAGACAGTGACCACCGCAACCATGATTCTTTAAGCAAAAAGCTCAAGCTCGGCTCGGGCGATGCTCACGAGAATCTGGCTGTTCGCCTTGGTCTGCCATTCGACGGTTACGATGACATGGACGAGGAAGATATTCTCGACGCCATGCGCGTGCTGCCATCTCCTACGGTTGTTGCAATTCAGACCTACGAGAGGCAGAACGAAAACCGCGACAGCATTGTCACCTACAACATCGGCTATGGAATTAATAACGATGATTTTGTGGATGGCAACGTTGGCTCCGACGTTGAAGACGGAGAAGGTGAAGATAAGGCCGTCAGCCGAATTAAAACTCGCCGCGTGACCGATACGGAAGTTGAGGCAGGCGAGGGCTATACCGGCACTGGCGATCCACAAGTCCCCTACGGAGAATCCGAAGAGGATAAGCCAAAGAAGAGTGCTAAGCGGCGTGGCCGTCGCACGCGCTCTAGCTCTGGCGGATCGTCGCGTGGCCGTAAAGCTGGCGGGGATGGGGAGTCCTCGTCTGGCGACTCCGCGGACAATTAATTCGCGGAGCAAGGGGGAAAGGTTAATCGGTGCCAGTAGAAGGAATAATTGCCAAGAATGCCAGGGCTTATTTGCCCTCGACTTGGCGTGCTCTAGAAAGCGCTTCCTTCTACGGCACCGATTATCTACAGCAGCTTCGTGACAACGTAGCTCTGAGTTTATTCGGTGATATCAATCTCACTGACACCGAAGAAAGCCAATTAGATCCCCTTGTTAAGGAATATGCAGGTATTTGTTTAGCCCTTGAGGTAGTAACTCCGGGGCTTGATTATTGGGCAAACGAAGCGACACTTTCTACTGCGGCTCGTGGTAGGGAAGAAGTAAAGACCTGGGCCAATCGCGCTGCTGAGCTTCGAGAATTAAGGAAATTACTCGTTGATAAAAAGGCAGAACTTTGGCCGGAAGTCGAACAGTTGCTTCCCGTTAGGCGTACTCATCATGGAAGTGTCCCCCAGGTAGCGCTTCTGGATAGTGGACACACGACGCCTAACCCGTATGACTTTGAGCGCCCCTATGCAGATCCGACAGAGGTGCCTCAATAATGCCCACGTTGCAAGATGGAATCGGATTAGAGCAGGTTATAGACGAAATAATTTTCGCTATAGCCGAAGGAATTAATGACAAGATAGATGAATTGCAACCGATATGGGATGCACGGGATAGTGCTCGTGCTACTCGTTTAGGAATTCCAATTGTAAATCATCTAGTCGAGCATGTATTGCCAGAGAATATAGTTACTGGTGATATTCCTTCTTTAGTCCAAGAAGATCTTCCAACGACTCATTACCCAAACGTCTGCGTGATTCCTGACACCACGCAACCTGATCCCGAAGACCCGTCCATTGATCAGTACGATGTTTTACAAAATGCTGTAGACATTCATGCACTGGTCAAGGCTGATTCAACCGAGGGGGCAAATTACACTTATTGGCGCGCGGTAAGGACAGCCGAAGCGCTCGATCTATTAATTTCGAGCGACAGGAAGCTGTCGGCGAAGCTACGCGGGGTATCCAACCCTCAAATAGTTCAGCAATCGCCTCCTTTTGATTGGGAGCCTGGCGGCCACGGGGAAAAGTGGTGGTGGCGGGCAGCGCGCATTCGCTATTTAATTAAGAGCTACAAGCAGCCGAGTTTTTAGGAGGTGCATATGGCTAATTATCGGTACACCAGCAACAAGCGTGCGGATGACCAGACTACGCGAATCATTCTTGAAGGATCGTCGTCTGACCCCAAGCGCTACGTTGATCTTGGTGGCGAGATTGAATTAAGTGATAAGGAAGTTCAGCAGCTTAATAAGCATCATCGCTTAACCCAGGTCGATGAACAGAGCAAATCAGCCGCTTCTGCTGAGGCAGAAGAAAAGCCCGCGAGTGGTCGCGGACGGAATTAATAGGGAGGTGAATCAATAGATGGCATTTCTTAGGGGTGCTCAGACTGTTAACTATATCGACGAGGATTCCCTTGGATTCGTCCAGGGACCGGCGCGACTTCTTATCGCTCCTGTCGATCAGGCTTGGCCTGATGGCATCGAAGATATCATTAAATTAGTCGATTCACCAGCGGGGACGCAGTACGATCCCGTTACTGGATGGGATGAGGGCGGTTTCACTAAAACCGGCATCAACATCGTCCGTAACAACGCTGAGGAAGAGTACGACGTTGACCAAATTCCGACGGCGGTTTCTTCTCGCCCGACGAACTGGGATATGAACGTTGGTACCCAGCTTGCAGAGGCCACGCTTGAGACTTATAAAATGGCGTGGGAGCTTGGACCAATTTCTACGGTCACCAAGACCGATCCTCAACCGGATGAGCGTCACGTGGGTATGGGCGCACCAATTAGTTACGTGCAGAAGCGCGTGGCGGTGCTCTTCCAATTCCCAGGCGGCTGGATTCGCGCATTTGTTTTCCGCGTCTGCCAGCGCATGCCACAAGAGTCGGGCTTCACTTATCAGAAGACTGGCGAGCAGGTTTCGCTTCCGACCCGTTGGCGTGCTCTCGCTGATACCGCTGTGACTGACGAAGATACTCGCTTCGGTGAGATTTTCGAACAGATTCCTGAGTAATAAATTAAATAAGAGGGTCAGTCATTAGGACGGCTCTCGCTTCAGATCCAGACCAATAGAGGCGATTGATGAAGCACGGGAGCTATGACAAGAGAAGGGGGCCAATGCGCTCCCTTCTCTGCGTCTAAAAGCAGATGGCACAGGAAATAGAAATTACATTCGAAGGACTTGGCCATATTTTATTGGCGATTGACCGTGTTGGTAACCGCAGCAGCCGAGTCTTGCGTAATTACATTGAGCGTGTCGGCCAGACCGGTGCATATTGGATGCGTTTCTATGCACCAGATGGAGAAACTGCTTTTGCCGGTGGCCGGAGCCTAACTAGCAGGATTAAATCAAGTGGTTCTCAATGGCGTCCGGGTGGTCTAGGTGGGGGCGGAGAATGGGAAGTCGTCACGGGCGTTCAGCAAGGTGGAGGCCGCTACCCTATTTACGTTAATAGCGGTACAGGTCTTTACCGAGTTAATGCACCTTCTTTAATTCGTGCCAAGCCAGGACGAGTAATGACTTTCCAGAAGAAAGGCGAGCCACGTAGGTTCGTTAGGTTCACACGAGGGCAAAGGGCGCAGCCGTTCCTGTATCTCTCGTGGCAGCAGGTTTTACTTTATTCACGTGCGACCACGCACCGAGTCGGCGTCGAGCTACTGCACGGCGTCTAGGCCAGCAAAGGAGGCCGAACAACCATGGAAATCGATACTAAGCCAAACGAAGAAGTGCAAGAACAAGACGAAGAGGTTACTGATTTTCCCAAAAAGCCTGAGCCCCAGGTGGAGGAAGAGCCCCAGGCTGAAGCGTCTGAAGAAAAGGGTGATGATCGGCCACAACCTGATCCGACCCACACCGAGGATGAAGTAATTGAATTACTTGATCCGATTGCTGAGAAGAAGTCGTACACGATTGGCAAGCCGCCCGAGCATGGTGGCAAGAAAAACGAGTACGAGGTTTACACTCAGCAACCGCTTGGCCATATTGATTTACTTAAGTTCTATGCGCTGATCGGGAATGTCATTTCTGAGTCCATCAAGGCAGGCGGTACGGCTGTGATGGGGATGGATGATGTGTTCGGGCCGGATGCTGGCTCGATTCGCCAGCGGATCGGCGCTCTCACCAATCAGGATTTAACAGATGCCAGTGGTTTCGCCACAGTGCTGTTCAAGGTGATGGCATTCTCTCCTGATTTCGTGCTGGACTTTAATTGCATCGCTCTTGAGGTTCCTAATTCTGAGCGGCAATGGGCACGTGCGGTGATGAGCATGCCTTATCGCCCTGAGGAAGATAAATGGGGACTGACGGCAGAGCAGAGTCAGGAAATTCTTGAACGTTTTGTTGATCAGAACTTCGAGGATATTCGCCGTTTTTTCGTAGAGAGTCTGCCCGCGATAGCGAAGCGAACGGTTCACGCGGAGCGGCGCAGGCAGGAAGCGATGAAGGCGAAGGAATCCAAGCGTCCCGAATCCGAACCAGCGCCATCGAAGCCCTTGAAGCCTACACCTCCTGCCACCCCGAGCGAATAGATGAAGTCAAGCGTTGGCCATATAATAAATTCATGGCGTTTTATAACGCTATGGTTCGGCGGCAAGCCGTCGAGGAAATGGTGCAACGCAAAAACCTCATCGTCGCGGCAGTCCATTCCAATCCTAATTGGGATGAAGAAGGAAACGACAAGGAAGGATTTTTCAAGAACCTTGAGTATGGCTTTAATCAAGCGATGGAGTACATCTACCATCCCGAGTTAATTGAACGGGATCGGAAGAAAAAAGAGGAAGTCATCGATTGGAGCCATCCTTTCTGGCAAGCAGCTAAGCGCAATATCCAACGGACCCATGAACGATATGGGCGACCAAACGATAAGCGTTCGATAATTGATTTAGCTGAGCAAGAAGAAGAAACTAAAGAGCGTATAGCCGCAGCCGACAAAATGATCAAGAGCATTGACCAGATGTAAATGAATCCCGACGTTGAGTATATTCTTCGGATCATCCTTCGCGCACGCGATGAGATGGCCGCTGTTTTGGCGAAGGCTAAGACAGAGCTTCGGGCATTCACTGGTGAATCAAATAAGGCAGAGCAATCCCTAACCAAATTAAGTAACCGGTTAGGCGGATTTAACACTCGTCTGCATGCTCTTGGCAATCGGCTCGATGATGTTGAAGGACGATTAAAACGCTTCGGCGATCAGCAGGGACGATTAGGTAATTTAACCGAAGCTGTTGTACCAAACATCGATAAGCAAGAGCGTTCTACCCGTCGGCTCAGTGGAGCTACACGAGACGTAGACCGTGACGTTAATGTAGTTTCACGTACATTAAATAGATTTGCTAATACGATTGGTTCGACAGGCGACAACATCGCCTCGCTCGATAACCGTCTGCGTGGTATGGCGGTTCTCGGTGCTCTGGTTTTCTTCAATCAATTAACGAGTGCTGCTATTGGCCTTGGTGGCTCGCTCGTTTCTCTCGGCGGATCTGCTGTATATGCCGGGGGAGCAATCGGTGGTGGACTTGTCGCCGGTGTTGCTCAGGCTCTCCCGGCCATCGGCCTGCTAGCTGGTGCGTTGCTTCGTGTCAATCAAGTTTTTGATGCGGTCGGCAAGCTGCAAGATGTAAACCTTCAGAAATTCGCCAGGCAAGATAAGGCGGCAAAGAGCACTGCTGATTCCGCAGACACTTTGGCGAATGCTCAAGATGGAGTTGTAAGCGCACTACAGAGAGTCAGCGATGCTCAAGATGCTGCTGTTCAGTCTCAGGAAGCATTAAATGAAGCGCGCAAACAAGCCAAGCGTGATATCGAGGATTTGGTTCTAGCTGAGCGGGGTGCTCGTTTATCTGAAGAGGAAGCTCAGCGGCGAGTTTCTGAAGCTGTACGTGAAGGTAACGTTGGTCAATTAGAACAATTACGCCTTGATGCAGACGAGGCACGCATTCGTCGGCAGCGTGCGGTACAAGATGCAAATGAAGCTCGCCGCCAAGGTGTTCGTGGTAGCCCCCAGGTTGTCGATGCACGGCGCAGTTTGCAAGATGCTCGTCGGCAAGTCACGGAGGCAGAGCAAGCAGTAGTTAAATCTCAGCGCGCTGTCGATACTGCTCGTCGTGGAGCACAAGCCGCAGCTAAAGATACATTTGCTGCTGCTGGTGCTCTTCAATTCATGCTTCAACAAATGTCGCCAGCAGAACGGCGTTTGTATGAAGCAAGCCGTCGCATTCTCAGGACATTTAATACTGATTTCCGTGGCGTCACTGATGTAATAGTCGATTCGTTCACTCGTGGAGTAAATCGAGCAGATCAGATCCTTCAGCGGCCAGATGTTCTTCGTTCTGCTCAGCGTTTAGCTAATCAATTGGCAAGGCAGATGAATCGTGTTTTCGATTCATTTACTTCACCGCGCCAGCTTCGTCAGTTCGAGCGGATCACCAAGGATAGTCGAGAGAATCTTGAACCGATAGCAGATATTGCAATTGATATCGGCCATGCGTTTGCCAACATTGCTGAGTTTGCTGGTCCTGCGCTTAGCAAATTCCTTGAGTTCGCAAAAGAATTAGCTCAAGACTTCCGCGAGCTTACCGGCAACCGGGAAGAGATGGAGAGTTTCTTCCTGCGTGGAGAGAAACATCTTGAGGCTTGGGTAAAACTTGCGCTGGCTGTTGTAAATCTATTCGCTGCTTTAACCGGCGCGAGTGCTGGTACGGGTCTTCGTACCATCGAAGATGCTACTCGTGGAATAAATGGATGGGCCGAGAGCCTACGCAAGAACGGCAAGGAAGCTACTCAATTCTTTGAGGATGCTCGTCGCGTTACCTATGCGCTTTGGGAAGTAGTTAAAGCTGTAGGAGTTGTTTTCTTCGAGATTTTCCAGGCCAATGGCGCTGATAGAGTCGAACAATTCGCCAAGTTATTTGAAGAAACACTTGTTCCAGCGATTGCTCAAGCTGCCGATGTTCTTGGTTTCTTCACAGATATTCTTCTTAAATTCCTAGACATTCCTGTCATTGGTGATTTAACTAAGTATGCTGTTACATTCTTGCTTGTCGCCAAGGCAGTTACAGGATTGTCGGCTGCTTTTGCTGGTGCGCTTGGTCTTACTTCGCACTTTGTCCAATTAATAGATCTGTTCCCTGGCATGAATCGTGGCCTGGGAACGATGGGTACTCAGGTCAGCGGATTACGCGGGTCTTTTTCTACTCTTGGCGCTGCAATTAAAACAGCTTTTACTACCCGCAGCTTCACGCCGCTGCTTGATTTTCTTCGTGGCTTGCCTGGCCGAATTCGTGGAGCCCGTACAGCAGCATCAGAGGGAACGGTAGTTAGCAGGACTGGCAGGACTCCCCCGCCTGTAGCTGGCGGACGACGGCCTCCTGCTGCTGGTACACGCGGCGGAAGATTCGGCGGAGTAGTTGCTACTGGTGGCGGTGGAATTTTCAGCGCAGTTGGTGGCACTATCGCTCTGACTGTTGGATCAATTATTGCCACCAAGATCGTTACTGATTTAATGACTAGCAAAGAGTCATTCTCTCAGCGACCGCAGCGGCTCACTCCACAGTTACAACGACAAGCGCGTGAGAATAGAAGTAAACCGGATCAGATTCTTGAAGATATATTCGGGGCTCAGGCTCGTACTTTGTCTGAGGCGATTCGACCAGGGTTCTTTGAAACCGCCTTTGGTTTATTTAATGACTCTGGCAAGGCTAACAAATTAGCTGACAATATTGAGGGCATCGAGAAAAAGGTACGTCGGCTTCAGCAAGCTGGCGATCTTCCTGGCCTGCGGCGTTTAGTTGAGCGCATTCGTAACATGGGCGAAGAAATCGGTGGTGGCCGTGGTCGTTTGCTCGATAACTTCGCTGACACTATTGAGAAAATGGCGATTAAGGGTACCGAAGGGCTTGAGAAGCTTCGGTCTGGATTCCGCCGCCTCAGGCTTGGTTCTGACACAAATCTCGAGGATTTAAAGAAAACAGTCAATGCCAATATTGCTTCGATATCGGCCAACATGGGGCTTCATTCCAAGGAAGGCCAAGAAGCTCTTTCCAAGAACTTTGATTTAGCATCAAAGAATATCCGTAGGATGATGCGTAATGGCACGATCAGCACATCTGAGGGTATGCAAGAAATTCGCCGTCTGCTGAGAGTGCAGTCCAAAGCAGGCGTCGATGCCATGTCGAGCAGTTTCCTTTCTGCTCAGAACACCATTGCTCGCACGATGAGCAATGCCGAAGGATTAACTCGCAAGGGAATGCGAGCGATGCGAAAGCTCATGGCTGAGCAAATGCGTGGTTTTGGATTTAGTGAAGAGCAAATCCAGCGTTCCTTGCGTCTGACTGATGCTGGCGAGCGTCGTGATCCGCTTACAGGTAAATCACCTGAGACTCTTGGCGGTCACGCTGGCGGTGGTTGGCTTGGTATGCGCGGTGAGCGCGGAGCCGATGGTACGGCTGGCATGATTAAGGGTCATCCTGTCGGCCGTGGCGAATTAGTAATTGCCAATGGTCCGCAGGCCGGTGTAATTGATGCTGCTCTGCATGCACAGTACGGCTATGGCATCGATGAGCTACATAGGAAAATACGTGGTGCTCATGCTGGCGAGCTTCCTCAAGGCTTTGCTCGTGGTGGAGATTTGTTTGACGGCCACCCCTCTAATGTCTCGCCGGGTCTTAAAAAATTAATCGCGGTGATGAAGGGACGCTGGCCTGGCCTTGGAGTTAGTTCAACTACAGATCACTCAGTAAATACGACTTCAGGAAATCGTTCTGACCATACGCCCGATGCTTCGGGTGTCGGCCATGCGGTTGACCTTTCTTCTCCTGATTACGCTTACATGAACGCGGCGGCTCAGTGGGTTCGGCTTTCTGGTTTGTACCGCCAGATTAAGCAAGGTATTCATAACCCGAACCTGGCGATTCAGGATGGACAAATTCAAGCGCCTCCTGGCCGGTTTGCTGGCCATACGTGGACTGAGCACCTTGACCATATCCATCTTGCCATTGCTGGTGCATTAAATACGAAGCGCGTTAAGGGTGGACGGTTCGCTGCTCGTGCAGCAGGTACAGTTGCAGCGACTATTGCAGGGATCAAGCGCTTGCAAGTTGAGGGTACTGGCAAGGACAGCGCACTTGGACAAATTACTCAACGCGGCCTTGATGTAGTTCGCAAGGCAGCCAATCGTCGTCTTCGTAGTCTTGCTGGTGAATTTACTCCCGGTGGCGGCACAGTTCTGCATGGGTCAGGAAATGTCGAGCGCGCATTTGCTCAAGTAGCCAAGCGACTTTCTACTTCTCGCGTTGCAACGCTGGCGCTTGGTGAAGCTGGCTTTGCTGAATCGGGAATGACAGACTCGCCTGGCGGGGATCGTAGTTCCGAAGGTTCTTTGCAATTACTTGCATCTACAGCGCAGGGTCTAGGCGTAGATCCACATGATGAAAAAGCTGTTGCCTCTCTGTTCCTCACACGAGGATTTTATGGAAGAGGCGGTGCCAACCAACTTGCGCGTCAGGGCTTGCCTGCCCATATGGTTGCTCAGAGCACGCAGGGATCTGCATTTGCTGATGGCTCGAACTACAAAGCTCAAGAGGGAAATGCTCGCGCCTGGATGAAGCGCTATGGTCTGGCTCTCGGTGGCAGGATACGTGGATTTGCTCAAGGCGGGCAAATCGATGGTAACAAAAAGGGCGATGGTCAGCTTTTCCTTGGGCACGTTGGCGAATGGGTATTAACTGAGCGTCATCAGGAATTACTTGCACGTGCGCTTGGTTTAACTAGAGAAGCAATTGCCAAATTACTAGGGCTAGGCGTTGGTGGAGAAGAAATTGGTGGTGGCGGCACCAAGCGCGGCGGAGTAAATCAAGCTGCATACGCTGGCGATAGCCTCGGTGTAGGCACTACTCAATTCGGTGGTCTTCGTGGACGGCTACAAGGCGTTAGATTATTCTCAGCAGTCCAAGGTGGTAAACCTTCAATCTGGGGTGTCGGTCAATTGCGGCAAATGCTAGGCGATCATCCTGGCATAGATGTAGGTGTGCTTGACATGGGCACTAACGACGGGACCGCTGCGGGTAATTTAGCTGGTTCAATCAATGCAGCTAAACGGATGCTGCGCGGGAAGCCATTGGTCATGGCTACTATCGTTCGTGCTGCAACAGATGCAGCAGCAAAAAATCGTTTAATTCGCAACCGTGCTGATCGTGTAGTTGATTGGGCACGAATAGCTGGCCCTTATGTGCGCGGAGATGGAATTCATCCAAATACCGCTGGCTACAGACGGCGTGCTTCTATGTTTGCAGGAGCTATTCGTGGATTCGCTGGCGGTGGAATCATCGGTGGCTTTGGACCGAGCACCACTTCTGGCCCCAGTGGTCGTGGGTCTTTTTCGAATAGTAATGTTCCTTTCGGACCATTATTAATTGATAGTAGTTTCGTTCGCACAGAACTTCGTTCAATCACGAAGGATCTTGGCGACTTCATGCGCTTCGTCTTCAAGTCTGCCAGCGCGGTCACTGAGTCGATTAAATCGATGCGCAGTGACCAGAATGAGATTGAGCGGCTGACGAATGCGATCCACAATTTACGCAAGGGCGATGAGAATCAACAGCAGCGGCGAGCGATCACGCAATTCACTAATCGCTTAAACAAGATCAAAAATCGCCAAGATGAATCATGGAAGCTCTACCAGCTTCACCTAGAAGGATTAACCGGTGATAATGGTTTGCTTCAGCAGCAGCAAGATGCGCTGACAGCATTTGCAGAAAATCTTGCTCGCCGTACTTTGTCTGCCACATTTGTTGGTGGCCGTGGCGGTCGTGTCACTCGTGCATTAACTGATGAGCAGGTTTCCCGTCGAGAACTTCGTGATTTAAGGACTCGTCTACCGCGCGAGCGTACTTTCCTGCGCCGGTTGGGTCGGGCCGAAGATGAAACTCGTGATGTAACGATGGCTGAGCAGCGTGTGGCGGATCGTTCTGAGCGCCAAGCTAAGGCAGTTGAAAAAAGGATTAAGCGGCTTCAGCGCGGCGAGGAAGACAAAGATCAAAAGAACAAGATCAAGAATCTTCAAAATGAGCTTGCTGATATCCGGCGCACCGGTAGTGAAGCTCAAAAGCGTGCCGATACTTCGCGTGCCGGTCTAAAGAATATCCGTGATCGCATGCTGGCACAGCAGCAGTTGGTGGCTGAGCTTCTGCAATCTATTTGGGAAGCCCAAGTCAATGCTCAGCAGGCCATCGTAGATAAAATTAATCGCAATGCCGAGCGTGCCAATCGATTTGTAGATGCCGTACAACGTCTGGCTGATCTGACTGGCCGTGAAGATTTGTTCCGGGCTTCTGCTCAGGGTGGCCGTTCGGTAATGCAGAATCAAATAAGCCAATTGCAACGGCAGCTTTTCTCGGCCCGCAAGATCGGTGCCAACGATTTAGCTGATCAAATCGAAGACCAGATAGCGGAGTTGCAGACGGCTATAGCTGATTCGATTCAGCAGGAATTGCGGGATGCGGCAGACAGGATCAACAACAGGGCTCAGCGTAGGCTTGGTAGGCTCGATTTATTTGAGCGAATGGCACAAGCCCTTGGCACGGTTGGTCTACAAGGTGGAGTTTCTGTTGGCGGTGAGACATTATCTCGTGCCGCAGTTTTCCAGCAGCGGCAAGCTGCACTTCAGCAGCAACGTGGCGAGCTACAGGGATTAATCTTCAGTGCTGGTAGGGCTGGCAACTTGCAATTAGTTCAAGATCTGACCGATCAGCTTGCTGAGCTAGATGTAACTATCAAGGAAAATACTGCGGCGTTCTTCGATGCGCGTGTTGAGGAAGTAAATCAGCGAGCGAGCTTCAAGCTCAGCATCAATGATCTGAATAAGCAAGTCGTGGATCTGACCGGCCAAATCTCTGGCCAGGTAAATCAGACTGAGCTTTTACGTCTAGCCCAAGAGCGCGGGAATATTCTCGGTGAGCAGCGTGGATCACTTGAACAACTTCTGGCTGAGGCTAGGGCAACAGGTAATCAGCAAGACATAAATGATCTGACGCAGGCATTACTTGAGAATCAGGTTGCTGTCCTGCAAAACACTGTCGCTATTAATGAACTTAATGGCACGGCTAATGAGCCACAGACATTTACTTCAACTTCGTGGCAGTGGTTCCGGCAAGCTCTGTTCACTGGCCTTGGTCAACCGCTTCCTCAGTATCAGATCCCTGGTGCTGCCAGCGGAGCGATGATCACAAATTCCGGCCTATTAATGGGTCACTCTGGCGAATCTATCCGGCCAGCTACGCTCTCCCGCCCGCGCTGGAACGCAATGGACAATCAGGGTGGAAATACCTTCATGTTCGATATTACGGAACAGCCAACAGAAACCGACTACGAATTCCTTGGCGAAACAATTGCGCGCAAGGTCAAGACAGCAGGTGTTTGATGGATATTGCGCAGTATCTATCTGGCGATCCCAAGCTATTACTAGATGGCGATTTGAGTATGCCCGAGCTTGGCATTCAGGCGAAGCTTGAGTACAAGGGCGACATAATCAATCAAGCTGGTGTTGTAGATCGTGTGTTCATTAAAAGCATCAGTGGTTTAGGCGATCCTGATCTGAGGCTAGTGAATGAATCTAATCCTGGTGCTCATGGCGAGACTCCATTTGATTCATTTTATGGCGGACGCACACTTACTCTCAATGGACAAATCGAAGCAGCTAAATTCTCAAAGCTCGAAACAATGAAGCGTGGCCTCAAGGCCATGTTCAATGATTTAACTGAAGGTCCGCTAGTCTTCCGTACTGGCGATCCAGCGCGCGATGTGATGATCAATTGCCGTAAGGGTCAACCGATGGCGATGGATGATCAGCAAGACGGTTTCTACATCAAGCGGCCATTCCAGATTTTCCTGCGTGCGTCCGATCCACGTTTCGTGAGCTACATAGAAGAGAACCGGAGTTTCAATATTGGCTTTGCTGATGCCAACTTTGCCGATCTAACTAAATACACCTTTGTATCTGGCCAAGCTAATGTCTCGGTGGTTGGTGGCGATTTAACTGCTACCGGTTCAGCAGGTGTTAACCGTCGAATTGTTTATAACGGCCAGAACTTTTTAGATCCTAAGGTTTCAACTGGTGTCCAGACGCCTACTCCTGGTGCTGGTCAGAGTTATCAGTGGGGCCACATGGCCAAGTACGTTGATGCAAATAATCATGTTTATGCCAACGTACAGCGAGACTCAGCCGGTGTGTCTACGCTTGTTCTGCAAGTAACTGTCGGAGGCACCAACCAAGCTCTTTCATTTGATTCTCAGACTGCTGCTCAAATAACTGGCTGGTCAAATAACTCATTACGATGGATGAGAAGCACGATGATAGGCAACGTATTAACTGTTCAACTCTGGACTGGCGATCCAGATGTAGGCGGCAGCACCATGATTCATACAGCGACAAAAACGCTTACGGGCACAGCAGCTACAGCGTTAGGTACGGGAGTATCCGGCAAGGGCGGACCTTCTGCTGCTTGGATCGGCAGCGACTCAACTGCTTTAGTTAAAATACTTACTTGGCGTGTGGCTGAGAACGGTGCTTTTGCTGGAACGATATTCACGGTTCCTAACAAAGGTGACTGGCTAGCTGAGCCTACTATTAAAATATATGGGCCGGTTAACTCGACTGTAGCCGGTGGTACAGCGGCGACCATCACAAATAACGCTACTGGTCAATCGATCACGATTAAATCTCCTGCGGGGAGTACGACCGCTGTACCGTCGAATGCATATCTGAAGATCGATACGCGCGACACAGGTGGACGCAAGATCCAAGAATTCCTTGTAGCGGGCGATTCTTTGGTTGGCAACCGGTTTGATCGTATCTCGATTGACAGCGACATGATCAAGCTGCAACCAGGCAATAATGCAATCTCAGTGAACTTTGTAACTGGAACTGTAACGCGGATAGATATGGCGTACCGCCATACCTTTTTATAAATGGCTGACTTTAGAACTGGCGAAAATTTCTTTGACGAGTCTTTCCGTACTCGCTGGACCACAGTAGATCCAGGCACAGTAGTACAGACTCACAATAATCAGCTTCAGATCGTTGGCACTGGCGGCGCTAGCTGGTTTCTGAATGGACTTGTCGATGATGATGGCGACGGCACGCTTAAATTCAAGCTAAGCCGTGATCCCAATACGTATAGGGCACTGCTATTCCGGCGCGCGAGTCTGAGCGCAGGACAGGCATCGATGTGGATGCTGGCTTTCCAAGGCGATGGTAAGCTCATCCTATATAAAGTAAATGATGCTAACTCTGCTTCACAGGTAGCTGAGTACACAGGCAACAAAATAAGCACCGATCCAGAAGAGACATATTGGATCAGAGGGCGAGTTGAAGGCAATAAAATAACGGCTCAGCTTTTCATCAGTGATCCGTTCTTGTCTTCGGTGCTGCCGACCTACGAATTCAGCTATGACATTGTTGCTGGTGATCAAGCTGAGCTGGGCGCAGGAGTAAACGGGCAATTCGGTGTTCGTTTGTTTGACTCTGAGCAGCAGGATTCTGGAATCTCATTAGTCGTTTTCCGAGGGCTTGACCCTTTAGCTGAAACGCTAGACACGATTCCGATCAGCACTCCTGATCATATTTGGAAATATATTCTCGCCGATAGCAAGACGTTAACGCCAATAGCTGATGTAACTCATTACGCAAAAGGCAAACAGCTTAGCGTGATCGGCAATAAAGCTGGCTCGTGTAGTTTTTCTGTGCCGGTTGATCATGAAGACTGGATAGGCATAGAAGAAGGTAAGCACGCGATAATTTGTTATCGCAAGGGTGTACCGATTTGGTCAGGCATCATCTGGAATATGAAAGAAGGTCTGCCTGAGAATCAAATGTCGGTCAGTGCAGTTGGTTGGTACGACACACTTAATAACCGCCAATTGCGTCGTGACTTAGTGATCGGCTCAGAGGCTTCTAAAGTCATTCCTGGCGAAATAGTATTGAGGATTCTGGATGAGGTTAATTTAAAGCAGCGGCGGCATTGGTCAGCGACAAACAGCAGACCAGGCTCTAATCCAGTTTTTTCTGTAGCTCTTCAACAAGAAGCTGGTTCTGTTGCTCAGGGAGTTACAGATATCACTAATGCTCCCGGCAATACTGCTGGCGGAACCCCGAATAGCTTATTTGGCATTCCAGATGGAATGGCTCTTCATGCCTTTTTCACATTGCCTAGCTTTACGGTTGGCTTAGAGGGCAACATCATTAGTGCATTAGGAATCAAGAATGATTCTGCGCCGCCTTCTGGTGCCAATGTTTATGCACAGAGAAACTTTTATGTAACTGTTCAATACGTAAAAGCTATCCCGCCCGCTATACCTAATGACGCAACTCAAATAACTTTTTGGGCTAATTATACTCCTGGCTCGACACCTAGCGGAGCAGCAGCACCCGCTGGAAATGTCCAAGGCACCACAGGAGTAATAACAGGTGTTTTCCCGGCTTATGTTCGTATCCTTAGGCAGGGAACTAATTTAATAGGCCAATGGTCTAAGGACAATATTGACTGGACGACCATCGCTACCTTTGCTGCGCCGTGGGATATGCTCGATGGCGTGTCGGCTGGTGGCCAGCTTTTCACTAGGGCTTGGGGTAGCCTTTACAACCCGCCGACCAATAACAATCGTCAATTCTTCAATATTAACTTTATTAGGATTGGCGAACCTGAGCCGCTGCAACCGAGCTACGTATCACGCGGAACCCAAGGTGATAACTCCGCTACTCGTTGGACTAAATATTCTAAAGATGATGTTATTCAGAACTTGATTAATAACGCTGTGGATATCGAAAATGGTATTGATTTTACTATCGATCCCATAACGCGGCAGATGAACACTAAGCCAGGTTCTTTGCAAACAGTAGATTCGCGTAAGAAGCCCGGAGTGGTATTTGGTTACAACTGGGGGCCACGTAATATTCAAAAGTTTGACCGCGAGAATGACTTCTCTGTGGTCAGGAATAGATTTACTGCTAAGGGCAAGTATGGAACGGGGCTCCAAGAAAGCGCGGCATCAGAAGATGCGTACAACATCGTGATGGAAGAGACTGCTCAGCTTTCTGAAGTCGTTGACAATAATGTGTTAGTCACTTTCGCGGCGGGAGAAGTGGCGCTTCGAGATACGCCACGTAAAATTTATTCATTCATACCATTCGCGTGGACACAGGATAGTTCTGTTCCTGAACCATTTGTTGATTACACAGTCGGCGATCAGATCAGTCTCTTTGCCAAGCATGGCGAGCGCATCAAAATAGAAGGACTGCCGGTGAGGATCTTCGGCATCAATATCGATATCAGTGATGACGGGACTGAGCGTGTGAGTTCACTACAGGTGTCGCCATGAGTACAGTAATTCTCACAGACACGCTCGAACGCATGCTGCGTGAAATGCAGAAGGAAATCGATGAGCTTAAACGTGGTGCTGCCATACCTGTTGGCGCAGAGATGCGTTGGCCGCGTTTAATCGATCAAAGCGGAAACATAAATGAAAACACAGCTAATCGTCCGCCTGATGGATGGTTAGAGAGAAATGGCGACACCCTCTCACGCACCACCTTTAATAGCTTATTTGCTGAGATTGGGACAAGCCATGGCGCGGGTGATGGATCTACTACATTTGCTTTGCCTGGCGGGTGGAAAGATCTAACGCTAGGCACTAACTGGCGCAGGTTAAGTAATGATCCTATTTATCAGCCTCAATGCCTGAAGCTAGCTGACGGTTTAGTTTTATTGCGTGGGATTGTCGAGCGCACAAATTCTGTTTATACGCTGCCATCGACAATTTATACTTTACCAGCCGGATATCTGCCAGAGAAAAACTTCTTTATCTGGCGTGGTCACCAAGATACTGGCGCTAACTTTGCTCAGCTTCGTATGTTTATAAATGCGACTACAGGGGTGGCGGTTATTGATCAAGAGCAAGGAACGAATAACAAGCAGTTCTTAGGATCAGGAGGTGCCGCAAATGGTTGCTTCTATTACTTGGATGGAACCATTTTCAAGGCATCAAATGCAGGGGCTCCTGAGACTACAATAATTAAAACCTAATGCCCGATCAGCCTTCGAGAAGAAGAAGCAAGAGCGCGCGGCGAAGTGATGCTGTTGTTGGATTTATTATCCCATTCTTCTTTATCACCATCGCTAGCTATCAGCAGGTGACTCAAGGCAAGATCGATAAATACGTATTAGGCGCGCTGCTCGTGTTCGGATTAGGCGCATTGGGTTGGCGAATAGATGTTCTGTTTGAAAAATATCTAGAGGCGAAGGCTGCTTCTGTTCGGCCGCTTGAGAGGCGGGACGAGGAAGTGGAAGATGGAGCTTAGGCGAACATATCCATGGCTAATAAATTGGCTAAAAGATCATCCTTTCACGTGGGCCGGGTGGATGCTGGGACTCCTGATCTACCTGTTGGTGATTCTGCCATGAAAAGTAGTTGGATAGACAAAGGAGCAGAGTGGTGGGACAAACTGGGCAATATTCTTAATAGGCGCCCAATTCAATTTATTCTGACTACTGTTGGAGTGATCGCAGTAGTCATTGCATTCACTATTTTGTTTACCAGAAGTATCGAGAACACAGCAACCCTGCATGAGATTCGTGAACAATTTTGTGCTGGCCCCAGGCCGATGACTGATATAGAAAATGAGAAGCGTTGTAATGAATTGTTTGACAAGCTTCTTGAAACTCCGACCCATTCACAGCGGCAAAAGTTGAAGGAGCTAATAAAGTCAGGAGAATAAATGATTTGGCCGTTAAAGCGTAGACACCGAGAAGACGATGTAATAGATGATGTTGAATACGCGCTGCAAGAGGCGTGGTTATCTCGGCACGGTCTAACGCGCTTTGTCAGATTCATCCTGACGATATTGATTGCCTTTGTTTCGGTTACAGGATTTATTCAGACCAAAGAGCGCGACCGGTGTGAGCAGAGCAAAGCGTTCGTCGGTCTTTATGCCCAATTCCTTGAGCAGCAAGTCGAGTTCAGGAAGGAAGCCAATAAGAAGCTAGGGCCAAATGATCCTTTGCGTCCGACTGCTGAGGCTGCATTAAAGAATTACCAGACGCAACTTAAATTGCTTCATGATTCTGGTGATATCAATTGTAATGATGAGTACCCGATTCTGCCGCTCATAGGTATTTAATGACTATTTCTACTCAACGCTTCATCTGGTGGGCCTCCGCAGTAATTCTGTCTGTGGTGATTGCTCTGATCATAGGTTCAGAAACGAACCGTGACAATCTAATCAACGGTTGTAAACGCAATGGTGATTTCAAAGCAACAGAAGCTCGCGCCTGGGAAGAGGCTGCGCGGGCTCGTACTAGGGAAGGTGAACTAGGCACAGCAGCAACTTATACGGCTACAGCTAGGCAAATTAGGTTAACAATTCCAATGCCAAGTGACTGGACCGAAGAGAAAGACGGAAGGAGAGGTGAAGATCTAAATGTGGTAGACGAAGGGTGTCATGAAGCATTCCCTTCTGTTCTGCCTGGGATTTTAGATTAAATAATGATGGATCGGGCCTCACATTTTTGGGTAACCGTTAAGGATCGCCCACTGGCCCTAATTGGCGCAATAATAGGACTTGCGATTTTCGTATTTGCAGTTGTAAATGTGGTGCAAATCAGAACCAAAGTGATCAAGGTAGAGCAATCATCGCCATGTCTCGGGCTAACCACCCGGCAATGCGCGTTTAAGTTATTGGCTGCTCTGCCAGTCAAGGAGCGCCACCAGATAGAGCGCCAGTATCAGCAGGATATAAATAAAGAACTAGCTAAGCGACTGGTAGAGGATCGTCGTCAGCAATTAGCTAATCAGGATGGAGGCACCGGAGGGACAGGAGGAACCGGTGGTGGAACCGGAGGATCAGGCGGGCAAATTAATCCGCGAGGCGGTGATGGAGGGGGAGGAAACCTCACGCCGGGAACGCCGGGACAACCAAATCAACAAACGCCTAGCAATCCTAGTAACCCTACTGTTCCTCCTAACAGCAGGAACCCTAGTAATCCTAATAATCCTCCTAGCGTAGACGTTCCACCGGTAGACGTTCCTCCAATTAATTTACCACCGGTAGATGTTCCTCCGATTCATGTTCCTCCAATCCAAGTGCCACGGCTAGTCCCACAAGTCCCCGACCAGAATTTACTCCCAAAAGTAGAAACTCCAAAGGTGTGCGTTGATATTGATTTAGTTCAGCCAGGTCTACAATGTTAAGTCTTGTTCCGGTGGTCCGCGCATCGGGACAGGTGCCGCTCCCCCGGAGGTTGCTCCCCATGGTTTCTTCGCCGCGCCGTGGGTCGATGCGCCTCCGGGGTTGAGCGCAAAAGGAGAGAGATGACACTTATTCCCACAAAAATTACGCCAAGCCGAGAGGCCAGGCATCTATTTATGTCCATGGTAAATTATTCTGATGGTGGCTTAATTAACTTAACGAATACCTTGGCGTTAGCCACTGCCAGAAAATGCGCGGGCATGGACGATCACGAGGCCGTAGAAGAGCTATGCAGAGCCGGTTGGATAGAAGCTGGCGAAGACGGCGGCTGGCTGCTACACTGACGCTGCGCTCAAGGTTCAAGCGATCAAACTACCGGGGCGGTAGCGAGTCAAAGGGGATCTGAGCGCGTTCACATATCCGGCAGCTAATGACCATGACGCTGTTCGGAGGGTGACAAGGGGCGGTCCCAAAAAGGGCCGTCCTTTGTCTTGGTGGACTAGTCACTGCCTATGAGCTATGATAGCGGCGTGAAGCGTGCGCGTGTGGTCGTGGACAGTCATCTTCGCTTGGGCGAAGACTTTTCTGTGCCATTTCATGAATTGTGCATGGAAGTGATGACGCTTGACAACGAGAAGCACTACAAAGCACGAGCGGCGAACCGCTGGGATTGGCAGAATATCCCTAAGACCATTTCTCTCTACAGTATTGAGGATGATCATTTAGTTATTCCTCGGGGCTTTGCGCTAAAGCTAAAGCAATGGCTGCGCGAGGATTGGGATACACGGGTGCGCTGGATAGATCGCACAGTATGGGAAGAGGGTCCGCACTTTGGCGCAGAAGAGTTTGAATTCCGTAATCACCAGTTGGATGCTGCTGAAGCGTTTTGGAAGCACCGCCAGGGAATTTACAAATCACCTACTGGAAGCGGCAAGAGCGGTGCTGTTGCTGGATTCCTTTGGCTTCATCATCCTAAGCGTGCGATTGTTATGGTTGACCGTATTAATCTCGTAGATCAGTGGATTGCGGACTTTAAAAAATTATGTGGAGACAAACTAAACATTGGGGCAATTGGTTCCGGGCAGTGGTCCGAAGGCCAGGTGACTATAGCTACCGTGCAAACGCTGCACAAGCGGCGCGAGCACTTAAAGAAGGAAGGCTGGTTCAATCAATTCAGCGCGATGTTCTTGGACGAGAGCCATCACGCAACAGCACAGATGTATCGAGAGCTAGTGAGTCTGTTCCCGGCGAGGATCAGAATCGGCATGAGCGCCACTCCTGACCAAACAGGGGATTTCGCCATAGCCCTAAACGTCCTTGGGCCGGTCTTCCATGAAGATACATACGACGAAATTAGAGAGGCCGGATTTATTCTCACCCCTAAGGTGAAAGTGATCCATACTCCATACCGCTTTAATTATTGGGGCGATCACACTGTTAAGGCAAATGAGGAATGTGATATCCCCAACTGCCCAAAGATCGGCACGCCTCACTCACACAAGAATAATTACGGGAAGCTTCGGGCAGATATCGTCCAAGATCTTGAGCGTAATAGGCTGATTGCCAGCACGATCATGGAATGGCATGGCAAGCATCAACTTGTGGTCAGTTCAGAAACCAAGCATTTAGATGAAATGATTTCTGCGACGGTTGACCAGGGGCTTGCGATGGAAGATTGCTTCAAGCTCACTGGCAATGATGCGCGCGGACGTAGAGCAGAGATTCGCAAAATGTTTGTGGAAGCGCCACAAGGCGTGTTGTTTTCTACGGTAGCTGGCGAGGCATTAAATATTCCTGAGATTGATTGTGCTCATCTGGCCTTCCCAACCAAGAATGCCAAGGCGACAGAGCAGAAATTAGGGCGTGCTGTGCGTATTCATGAGGGTAAGCCTGGTGCAACTATCATCGATTATGCGGATACTCTTGTTCGAGTTTTAGCAAAACAGTTCAAATCGCGGAGGTGGAAATGTTATGAGCCACTAGGGTTAGAAGTAGAGATACTTGATTTCAGTAATTGAGTCACAGTGGCGAAATACGCGGAAGTGTGTTAGGCTGCCCTCAGCGGTGCTCAGACCCGCTGGACTCGCAGCCTCGGGCAAAGGGCTTGAGGTGCAAAAGTACGGAGGTAGTTTTGTTTCAACGAAGGATTCTTTGGATAGTCGGACTTGCCTTAGTGGCAGCCGCTATCGCTGTGCCTGCCGGTGCGGCTAATTTAATCACCGGCAAGTCGGTCAAGAATAGTTCTCTGACCGGCAAGGACATTAAGAATAAATCCCTCACGAAGAAAGATTTCAAGGGATCTATTACTGGTCCGCGTGGTCCGCAGGGACCGGCTGGCCCGCAGGGTGTGCCTGGCAGCAAGGGTGAACTCGGTAATACTGGCCCTCAGGGTCCGGGTACCGATCAGCCCGCACTGCCTGGTTTAACTTATCATGTGGGTGAGTCTGAGGAAGTTGGAGTTAACGGAGCTAACGGCTCGAATATCGTTCAGGTGTCGGCATCTTGCGATCCTGGCGAAATTGCTGTTGGTGGCTGGACTTCATTCGAGCAGGCCGGGGATAACGAGCCCAACTCTTTCGTCGTGTTTGCGACGTTAGTGCTTGACTCGCCCGACGCTCAGTCGTATTTCGCAATCGTCTTTAATCCAGACGGTTTCGATGAAGATGTGGCTACCCCGCATATCGCGTGCGTGCCGCAGACTGCCTAATTAGGTAGACTAATAGAGCCGGGGTTGTATCTGTGGCTGGGATTCTTCACCTAGCCTTAGAAGAGCAGATACAGCCTCGGCTCTTCTTTTGATACAATCGTAAGGCCCTAACAATACCCAACAAAATAGGGTGTTCAGGGTCTTATCAGGTGACCAGGGGGAATCGCGTCGGAGGGCGGGTTAAATTCATGTGCAGCCTAACCCTCGTTACTAGATACGGTCGCGCCCCCTGGTTCACCCATGTTTATTTTCTTTATTTCCCTGCTAGCCTTCGCACTATTGATAGTGGTCATAGTGCTTAAACAATTCATCTAATGCGCGGAAAACTGTTTTTTGATGGCGGCTGCCGACCTTCTAACCCCGGTCCTGCGGGATTTGCATGCGTCATTCAAATGGAGAATGGCGACGAGTACACCCTAGCTCGACACATCGGTTTCAAAACCAATAACGAAGCCGAATATTATGGCCTCATTGTAGGAGTTAAATATGCTGCTGAGTGTGGAGCTACAGAACTTGAGATTTTTACTGATTCAAAACTGGTTGAAGGGCAAATCAATCAGGGTTGGAAGAGAAAAGATTTCAAGATGAAATGTCTTGCAGCAGAAGCAGAAGATGTTTTACGTAAACATTTCGAAGATAGCTGGGAATTAAACTGGCACAGAAGAGAGAATAATTCTCTGGCAGATGAACTCTGTACCAAAGCTATCTTAGCTGGGCAGCTAGCGAATCCATTTGTTAGAAAAACTGCGGTCACAGCCGCAGATATTAGGTCTATGGACCCCTTTAGCCGCCCTTCAACTTAATAATTAGTTGAACCCATGCCCATCGTGTTTCACCACGGGCTAATATCCCCTCTAACGGGATAAGCGACGAGTCCTTGGCGACAAATTCGGTCAACCTTGAGGTATCGCCCGCGAGAGTGCTACACTGCGGCAGTCGCTCTCGACACAGGCGACACCCTAGCACACCCCCGTTACCCCTCACTGCCTTTGTACCCTCACTCCGAAGGCAGACCCCTGAAGCGCGGTAGCGGGGGTGTGCTGCTTCATGCTATGATCCCGCGTCATGGCGTCACGGCAATGGACCCCTCCCAAAGAGGATGGATTTATTTATATAGACGAGCTATGCGAAATAATCCATCGCAGAAACTCGACTGTCCGTAAATGGGAACGCGAAGGTCGGCTACCTAAACGGCTAATGCCTCAGCGTCGAATCAGGAATTGGCGAGCTTGGACACACAAGCAAGTCCATGGCAAGAACGGAATTGTTGAATGGATGAAGAAAAACAATCTTCATCCCGGTTCTGCTTTATCTCGATACCAACCTGATGAGGATGATATTAAAAAGCATGTAAGCCACATGCGTAAGCCTCGTTATTTGCAGCCTGTTCATATGGACATGGCAAGACAATGGGCAAATCGTGGCTGGTATATCGAGCAGATTGCAGAAGAGCTTTTACCGATCACTCGCTATCAGTCGATTGAAGGTTTGATTCGCGCTCTTACCCAAGCATTTAAGTTAGAGGGATTTGAGATTCCGCCAAGTGCTTTAAGAGAAGAGCGACAGAAGCAGAAGAAAAAGAATTATTCTCAGACTTCTGGTGCTAAGGCACAGCGTCGTTTGCGGGCGCAACGTAAAGCAGAAGCCGCTAAACAAAACGCGGCATAGAGAAAGGATCGTTTTGGCGCAAACAGTTAAGCGCAGGCGTCGTACTGCTCCGGCTAAAGGAAAGGCCAAGGTCAGCAGGACGAAGCCACGAGTAGAAGACACGGAATCTAGCCGGAATAAAGTTGTTAAATCAGTGGAGCATCGCGGCGTTAAAATAGAAGAGGGCCATGTTATCGGCGAGAACGGTCTTCCGGCGATTAAAATTACCAATCAGGGCTCGGAGCTTGTCCCTGTTGCACAGTACGCGAATGTTACGATTGGGCCTGTTGCTGTCACCCGTTGGGTTGAAGATCCTGGTCTTCATAAAATTACCGGTGTCGATCCTGACGACTTTGATGATGAGCAGGAATCGATTGCCGCTGCCCACAAAAACAACATCGCGGTCGGGCAAGCTCTACTTGAGGAAGTAATCGCGGAAGATCGGGAAGCTGTCGAGGAATCTGTGCGGAAGCAGAACCAGAAGGATAAGAAGTAAATTGGATGCTGAGCGGGGGCTAATCAGCAAAATAATTCAATCTGGCGATCTTGATACAGCGATTGCACGAGGAATTGAGTTAGATCATTTCGCTGATGAGGAATGCGAAGAGATATATGATTTCCTGCTAGACCATTGGCGGAAGTACAAATCTACCGCAACAGCCAAGGTTGTCCGCAAAGAATTCCCTGATTTCAAGGTAGCGGTAGATCGCAACACCCTCCCCTATTTCATTGATCAATTCGTAACGACTGTCAAGGAGCGCGAGGCAATTGATCTTGTCCGCGACTTCCACGAAGCTCTAGAAGATCCAGAGCAGATTAATGAAATAGAGCTAGTTGCGCTTGAGATGGCTCGCAAGCTGGTAGATGTAGTGCCAGCACCCCGCGTCAAGAAATTTTCTGAGGGGCTTGAGCGGATAAAGGAATACGATAAGCGTAAGAAGGAAGGGATGCCGCCAGGTGTGATGATGGGTATTCCCTCTTTTGACCGGGAAACGCTTGGAGCACAGCCGCATGAATTGGTTACTGTAGTCGCCTATCTAGGCGTGGGAAAATCAAAGCTTCTACAGCATGTCGCGTATTCAGCTTATTTGCAGAAAAAGACGGCTGTATATATCTCCCTTGAGATGGAAGCCGAAGCAATCCTACGTTCGCTTGACACTATGGCCACTAATTTTAAATACCATTCGCTCAAAGCCCTCGAACTTGATATTGGGGATCGTGAGCAATGGGAAAAGCTGGCCGAACAGGCTCACGAGGATCGACACGAGCGCGATATCTACATCATTGACGATATCCGAAACTGCACTGTCGATAATGTGGCAGCAAAACTCTTGCGGTACAAGCCAGATGTAGTAATTACGGACTACATGGAATTAATGCGGACGCCGAAAGGAATTGGGGGAGCGCATTGGGAACAGGTCCAATACACGACGCAGGGTCTTAAGCAAAATGCGAGACTCTTTCGCGTCCCTCATATCTCGGCTGCTCAGCTTAACCGCGAGGGCGGCAAGGGTGAGGCTAGCCTTGCGAACGTTTCCTATCAATCTGTTGGCAAGGACTCCGATTTACTTATTGGACTCAATCAGGACGAGGAAGACGAAGCGCAGCAGGAAATGAAGGCTATGCTGCTCAAGAACAGGGACGGTCGCAAGACCAGTACGAAACTGCGCTGGCAGTTAGAGCGCCATGTCATCCAAGAAAAAGGCGTGGCCGAACGCTTCCCTGAAAGAAATGATGATGGTAAGCTGAAGAATCCCAAGTTCAAGGGACGTAAGACTAGGCGAGAGCAAGATAAATTGCAGGTCGCGGATGAACTCAAAGGCGAAGATAATCCATGGAAGCCAAGAAAGCGTATGCGGGGATCGGCTCGCGCAAAACCCCGCAGTCGATCCTTAACTTAATGTGTCTACTCGGCAAGTCATTTGCCGATCATGACTGGATACTCAGAACAGGCGGTGCTGATGGCGCTGATCATGCATTTGCCATGGGCTGTGAGTCTGATTTAATTGATTACTCCGGTCGCGGCGGTGTGTTGGAGCTATACCTGCCGTGGGATGGATTTAATGGATTGCACTCCAAGTGGTGTCCGCCCAAGCGCGAGGCATATGAGCTTGCCGCAGAAATCCATCCGGCTTGGCTAAAGTGCAGTGAGGCAGCGCAAAAGCTACATGCCCGCAACATGCATCAGGTACTCGGATGGGATTTAGACGATCCGGTGAAGATGGTTATTTGCTGGACGCCTGATGGAGCTACAGACGAAACTGGCACTAGTACAGGCGGCACAGGTCAAGCGATTCGGCTGGCCAATATGTACGAGATACCAGTCTTTAATTTATATTGGGTGCAACATAAAATGCGTGCTATGCGGCAGATCATCAATGAAGACGATGATCCTTGGGGCGTGGTGGCGAATAATCTATGAAAGCCTATGATCCCCCGCCAGAAGACGCTAAAGAGATTAATGAATTCACCTGGCGCGATGGACAACGCTGGATACATGGCGTTCCTAGCAACTTTTATATTGAGCCTGATGGTACGTCTGTTGAGATGGAGTTTCAGGCTGCTAAGACAAAGAACCCATTTGAAAAGAAATACATTTTTTCTTCGCCTACGCCGGGAGTCGCCAAGCAGCGCGGCAAAGAAGTCACGTTACTGAAGAATTGGGATGGTATTAAAGTAAAGGTGATGGAGGGCCTGGTCCGTCAGAAGTTCAATGACCATCCTGAGCTTGCCGCCTGGCTACTGGCTACCGGCGAGGCGATTCTACGGGAAGACAATACGTGGCACGATCAGTATTGGGGCAACTGCACGTGCTACGAGCGTAAGCATTTCTATAGGATCGGCGAGAATCATTTGGGCAAGATCCTGATGAAGATCCGCAAAGAATTAAATGCCGCGTAGACGTAGACTCAAAGCAAGCGAATGGCTGCACAAGGTCGATGTGCAGGACTTCCTTGAAACGCTTGACATAATGAATATATCTCAGGCGCGTACCGATGAGCTTAAATTCTCTTGCCCCTTCTCAGGCCATTCGCACGGCGACGAGAACCCATCGGCCTACATGAACACGGGTGTAGTCGAGCCAGAGCGAGCTACTAAATGGAAGTGCCACGGCTGCAATCGCTCAGGCAATGCCATCTCGTTCCTCTCAGAGCACGAGGATATAAGTAAATTTGAAGCTGCTACCTGGCTGCGGCGAGAGTATGCCAGCGATTTCCGTTCTCCAAAGGGCGGCACTATCTCGGCAGAGTTTGAACAGCGGCGTAGGAAGTTCGAGGAAATGCGACAGCGCTCCTACGAAGCTGATCCATACCTAGACGAAGCTTGTCTATATCCTTTTGCGGTGAATTGGGATAAGGTACAGCAGGATGATTCTGATGCCGCTCAGTATTTAATTGGTCGTGGATTCGAGATAGATACTCTCAAGGAATGGGAAATCGGCTATGACGCAACCTCCGAAAGATGGGTTATCCCCGTGCGGGATAAGGATGGATTACTTGTGGGGTTCAAGGCACGTGCCTGGCGAGAAGGTCATAAACCTAAGTACCTCGTCCTGGGCGGACGTAGCTATGATTTTTCAACTTTTGACAAGTCTCACCATGTCTTCGGGCTCCACAGAGCAGCAGGAAGCTTTTCAGCGATTATTTGCGAAGGAGAATTAAATGTCATAGCAATGAATCAGATGGGTTTACATAACGCCATTTCGATCAGCGGTTCTAGCATGAGCGATAGGCAAGCTAAACTGATCCGCGATCATTTTACTTTGGCGTATTTATTTCTGGATCACGACAATGCAGGACACGCCGCGACCTGGGGATGGACAAGCAAGGACGGCACAGAGCATCGTGGAATTGTGGACCTTTTAGAACCGTTCATGAAGGTCTATATCGTCGGTCCGCATGAAGGCGATCCGGCAGATATGATGCGGGATGGCAAGGACGATGAAGCTCAGCAGCTAATCGATAATGCCGAGGCCAGTACAAACTACGTTGCAATCCCCGATAGTCCCGTGCTATGATCCCGTCAAGTACGAAACGTCTTCGGACAGCTTATTAAAGCTTAGGAGTAAATAAATTGGCAAGAACAAGATCCCGCACAGAAAAGCCAGGCCGCACTTTAGGAAAAGTTGCACGTGCCAAAAAGCGCGTCGATAGCAAAATGAGCGGCGGCAAGAAATTTTTGACGATTGAAGACGGCGAAACTGTTGTCATGCGTTTTCTTGAAGAGGGCGAAGACTTCAAGGATGCATATGTGCATAACACGCCTTTCGAGCGCGACGATGGAAGTACGTATTATCTCGACGTTCCCTGTCTCGATCAGGATGAAAAAGGTGTGCCTTGCCCTGGCTGCCGCGACGAGCTAGATATTAGATATAAATTCTATGTCTGCGCTATCGTCCGTGATTATCCTGAAGTCGATGACAACGGCAAGGTTCTTGATGAAAAAGATCAGGTTGTTGTCTGGACTGGTGGCGTCAAGGTTGGAGATAAATTAGCTAAGAAGCATTCTCGATATGGTCTTATGTCGCGGGATTGGGAAATCACCCGTGATGGCGTTAAGCTCAAGACCGAATATGAAATTGAGCCTGCCGGTGATGGCGCTGAGCCAATGTCGAAGGAAGACAAGCAACTGGCAGAAACAAAGCCTGATTTAACCTTCTATGTGAAGCCGCCAGAGTTCGAAGAGTTTTATGTCTCTCCGAAGGATCGCGGAGATGCCAAAGCAGTAGAGGAAGGCAAGAAAGCAAATCCATGGGGAGAGCGTAAAAAGTCTGGTGGGAAGACAAAAGCAAAATTCCGTAGTAGCCGTAGTAGCGGCGAGGATGGAGAAACAAAGGTGCGCTCCGGGCGAAAGCGCTCTAAAGGCACCACTAAAGTTCGTCGCCGCCGGTAGGCGACAGGGCATTTAACCAGCAAAGGAGGTACATAATGCCTATTTATAAAATCTATGTCGCCGATGACGACGAAAACCTTGAGTCTTTAGGTGAGGTTGACGCGGCGGATAGCGCTGAGGCCCTTGAAGGGTTTCTTGATGCAGCGACAGAGCAAGGTGTGGAAGTTGACTACGAAGCTGGATTTGAAGTAATTGAGGAATCCAGCATCGAGCATGTTGATGTTGAGGAAGAGCCACAGCCGCCCAAGCTGATTGTTAGCGTGGGTAGCGCGGCTGCTAAGCCGAAGCGTGGCCGTCCGAAGGGTTCTGGCCGTAAGCCTGGTCGGCCTAAGAAGGAAACGGCTGAGGAAGCTCCGAAGCGGCGTGGTCGCCCACCGGGTAGCGGTAAGAAGCGCGGTCCCGGTCGCCCCAAGGGTTCGACTAATAAAAAGACCACCACAAAGTCAGCGCCTAAAAAGAGCGGGCGTGGGCCGGGTCGCCCGAAGGGGAGCAAGAACAAAACCCGTAAGTCTCCGTTCAAGGGCGGCGGCTCGGACGACGAGTAATAAATAAACTCGTGCCCGAGGAAGGATGGGGATCGGTTTCGGCCGGTCCCCGTTCTACTTTCAAAGGAGGTTTTTATGGATCGTAACGAGTTTGAAGATTTTGTTGAAGGCCACTATCAGGATATTATGGGCCTGAATAAAACTAAAGGCCATGAATATGCCGGTGATGAAGACGCTCTTGCTAACTTCAAAGAAGTGGCTAAGGAACATGGTATTACCCCCGAACAGGCTTGGGGCGTTTATACATCAAAACACTGGAAGGCGATCCAGAGTTTTATCCGTGAAGGCCAGGTTCACAGTGAGCCGATTGAGGGACGAATCCAAGATGTGATTCTTTATTGTTTCCTTCTGCTTGGTTTAATTGAAGATGGCACCATTGAAGTTGAAGAAGAACGCATCACAGGAGCAGAAGAGGTGACCCGCGAGTTTACTCCATTGACACCACTCTCTGAGAACAACTAATGCCCAAGCAAGAAGAATTAGTTAGCAATGCGCCTTTGCGCGAGGCATTCGAGAACAGCGGTATGAGAGCTTATGATTTAGCTATTGCGATTGACTGGCGCAAAGGACCAAAGAGGAAGCCAGATACTCAGCGCGTACAGAGAGTTCTAGGCTTAGCTCCGTATTACAATTCCTACAACAGCAGGAAGGCATTTGCTAAATCACTTACGATTGACAATGCCATTAAAATAGGGTCTGTTCTGAATCTCGATCCAGTGGATATCGGAGTATGAGCGACGAGAAAGCATATGAAGAAAAATTGCCGACGCCTGGTACCTGGCCAGAGTGCGAGGTAGGTCAGTGGTACAGGGTTCTCCATGAATGGGATAAAGGAAAAGTAGGTAATTGCATCAGCACTAGCGAGACACTCTTTGGCCATCGCCATGCTCGCTTGAGGTTCAAGGATGGCCACGAGCGAGGTTTCCGCACACATGATTTGCAGTTAGTTTAATGGGTCTAGCTCACCTTCATAAACACTCGGAATTTTCATCCATTGATGGGACCGGCAACGCTAATCAATATACCAAGCAAGGCTATAAATTCGAGCAAGAATTTATGGCTATTACCGACCATGGTAGATTGGGCGGCGTATTGGATCATGTCTACGTTTGTCAGAATCCTGATAAGTTTGACGATCCAGACGACCCGACTAAGAAGCGCGGTAAAGACGAAAAGTTAATACCGCTGCTCGGGATGGAAGCGTACTGGCGCGATAACCGCTTTCAGGAACAGAAGAGTTACAGCAGTGCAAATCATTTAACTCTGATCGCTGGCAGTCTCCGTGGTTGGCGGACATTGATGCGTCTATCGAGCAAGGCGTGGATTCCTATCGACCGCAAGGGCGGCTTCAAGGGCAAACCCTGCATCGATTGGGAAATGCTAGAGGCAGACCACGAGGATTTAATTGTTTGTTCTGGCTGTTTCGCTAGTCCACTTTCTCAATTAATCCTGGCCGGTGATCAATCAGGCGCAGATGAGTATTGCTCACGCATGCAGAACCTTCTAGGTGATCGCTTTTGGGGCGAGATAATGCCTCACGATCTAGATGAGCAGCGTTCAATCAATGAAGGCGTAATAAACTTATCTCAGGAGCATGGCTTTGGCGTCGTCGCAACAGGTGATGTGCATATTCCGTATCAAGAGTGGGAAGATACGGCGCTTGTGCTCAAGATGGTCAGCACAAAACAGACGCTCTCCAAGCGCGCCAAAAAGCAAGAGGCTGGCGAAGACGTATACGGAGAGCGGATCGACACCATTTACTTAAGCCCGGAAGACGAGTTCCGCGAGCAGTTTGCTGAGTACCACGAGGATATCGATGAGGATATTGTCGATGAGGCGATAGCAAATACTGAAGTGTTGGCTCGCTCAGTCAAGCATTTTGTTATCAGTAATGCCACTAAGCTGCCCAAGGTAGCTAAGACTTCACTAGATGCAGAGCGTATCGTCAAGCGTTGGTGCAAAGAGAGTCAATACCCAACGGGCAAGCCAAAGAATTGGCAGGAATATCGTGACCGATACAACTATGAATTCAAAGTGCTCCGAGACAAAGGTGTGTTGGACTATTTCATCTTGGTCGGAGATATGGTCCGCTGGGCAAAGAGCAGAGATGCGTTACCCGGTTCTGACAAGCGTAAGCGGCCTATCCGGGTGGGTCTTGGAAGAGGTTCTGCGGCAGGGTGTCTTATCTCGTATCTCATCGGCATCACCGCAATTGATCCAATTGCCTGGGGTCTGTTGTTTGAGAGGTTTCTGAATCCTGATCGTGTCGGGATGCCGGATATTGATCTTGACTTCGAGACTGACTTAAATGATTTCGAAACTCTCGACGGCAAAATGGTGGACGGCCGCGAGATGGTCAAGGAATATCTCAAGGCCAAGTATGGTGACGATCACGTAGCGGATATCATTGCCTATCAGACCTTCGCTCCGCGCGTGACAATCAAAGAGGTTGCAGCTACACAGGATCTTCCTTATGGATTCATCAAAAAAGTCACAGATTCAATCGGAGATACAGAGCGCGATCTTGAAAAGATTGCAGCAGAAAATGGATTGGTTCGTAAACTCAAGACAGAACACCCCTACGTATGGGAACAGTGCTTACGGCTCGAAGATCAAATACTCCGAGATACCCGACATGCAGGCGGCGTGCTCATTACCCCCCGGCCAACAAATGAGTATATGCCTACTCAGATCGGAAATGATGAGATTACAACAGTCACAGCATGGGCGGATCGTGCCGATTTCCAAATTATCAGTGATTACGGATTTGTAAAGATTGACGTACTCGGTGTCAAGGGATTAGCGAAGCAGCAACTATGCGTAGATTTAATTGCTGATCACTATGGCGACATAGTTGAACCGAATGATCTACCGGCTCTGCGCGATCCATACAACGCAGATCAAAAAGCGCTAGACGCATTTACTCAAGGATTGACTCTAGGTGTCTTCCAGTTCTCCGGGCGAGGGATCACAAATCTCCTGCGCCACATCAAACCAGACAGCACCATCGACATTGCCGTTGCTAATGCCCTTTATCGGCCTGGCCCTATTAAAATTGCATTTGAATATGGGGATCGAAAGAACGGGAAGATACCCGAGGCCGATTGGTATTGGCACGATGCCGTCGAGCCCATCTTAAAAGAAACCTGTGGCCTGATTGCCTTCCAAGAGCAGGTTATGGAAATTACTAAGGTCATCGGTAATTTCACGGGTGGGCAAGCAGACTCAATGCGTAAGGCAATCTCGAAGCTCTACCGGCTCCCTGGTGACCAGGCACGAGCATTCATGCAGGGCTTCAAGGATCAATGGTTAGAGGGGTGTGAATCAAATGGCTTGGACGAAACCGCTGCCGGGGTTATCTGGGATGCCATCCTTGAATTCGCCGGATACGGATTCAACAAATCCCACAGCGCCAGCTACGCCTTGCAGGCATATCAGGATATGTGGCTCAAAGTTAATTATCCCCTTGCGTTTTATGCGGCCACTCTTACCATCGAACGAAAAGCAAAAGCCGAAGAGGATGCCGAATGGAAGCGAGGGATCTTCCGCGAAGCAGAATTATTCGACGTAAAGATTGATCCGCCCGATGTAAATGCCAGCGAGCGCGGATTCATTATCGATGGCGACCGGCTGCGTTATGGACTAGTCAGCGTCAAGGGCTTAGGAGGATTGACAGTTGATCAAGTCAAAGAGGTACGTCCAGTCTCTTCATTTGATGATTTTGCTAGGCGTACCCCAAGCAACTTCGGAGCCGATAATGCCGCCGCACTTGTTAAAGCTGGCGCATTCGATTCCCTTGGAGAAGATCGGGAAGCGTTACTAGCCAAGACTCGGCGCTGGGCAAAGAACAAATACAACGTGGTGATGGCGTGCGGGTGTAAGAAGATGCGGACGGGCGAGCCAGAGGAATGGAAGAAACCTGCCATTTGTGAGAAGCACGATTCGACTGAGATTAAGGAAATGATTGAAGTCGATCCGTACTACACCTATGCGGAGCACATTAAGTTCCACTACATGAAGGACAAGGAACCGCCTGAGCAGGAATTGATCGAGCCTTCTCAGAACGAAATCCTTGAGATGGAAAAAGAAGTGCTCGGTAATGTTGTGTCGCGTGAGACTGTGGTGCATCGCTATCAGGAATTCATTGAAGATCGTATTTTCTCTACAGCAGAGATAGAGGATCTGCCGCACAAGCCTGAGGATCACAAACCCTGGTGCGACTGTGATGAATGCGAGGCAGCAAATATCGTGGTGGGCGGCGAGATATTGGCGGTCAAGCCTATTGTCACTAAGAAGCAAAAGAAGGAAATGGCTTTTGTTGATCTTGCCTTCGGAGCAGATCAATATGCGATCACGATATTCCCGAAGGCATGGGCCGAGAACAAGCACAAGATTAAAGACGCATCAGTGATCTTGGTGGCAGGCTTTAAGGACAATCGCAATCAGATTGTAGCTCAGCACATAGATGATGTTGAGACAATTGCAGTGGGCGAACAGCGGCGGAAGACGAAGGCAAGTCTTAAGAAAACAACGCGGAAGAAGGCGGGGACTAACCCATGGCTGAAGGCAGCTTAGAAACTATGCACGCGCGCCGTAAAGTTAAACAGGCGCTAGGTAATTTCTTTAGAGAGATGGAGCTTGAAGTTGAGCCGCTAGCTAAGAATGCGACCAAGCAGGATATACGTCATCGCATCAAGAAAGCTCATTTTTATTTAGGTGATATCGAGAAGGATCAGACTGGCGATTTCGATAGTCATTTCCTACGCCGACTAGATCATCCTAATGCGGCTCATCTAAATACTCGTGGGCAATTGATCCGTGGCAGAGTCAGGCGTAGGCGGCGACGCAACAATACGGCTCGTGGTATAGCGATGAAGTTATTCCGTGTCTGTAGCAAAATTTCTGATGCGCGGCCACGTTATGTATACGGCGGTGGACATGGGCCACTGCTTAGATTAATGCGGTCCAATGCCAATATGGATTGCTCATCATCTACCTCACTCGCGCTCAAGCGTGCAGGCATGTTCAGTTTTCCTATCGCTTGGGTATCCGGCATGTTCGGTGGCTGGGGCCAAGAGGGCAAGGGTGATTGGTTCACTGTTTGTTGGCACAGCGGGCATGTATTTATTGAATTCTATAACTTGCCTAACAAGGGCGACTATTATCGCTTTGACACATCGCCGTGGGGTGATGGCGAAAGTGGTGCTCGTTTGAGAGATGGTGAGCGCGGATACGCACAATTTAAGTTCCGCCATCTCCCTGGACTTTAGAAAGGAATAAGTTGCCGGTAGATCCTAGCCGCAAGGATGATTTCCTTGCCAAAATGCAAAGGTCGCTTGGGCCAGAGAGCGTCATCCGTGGCGCTGAATTAATTGCTCTGCCGCCGATCAAGCTGCCGTTTATGTCCCCGATGCTCACTTGGGCGACTACAGGAGGAATCCCGTGGGGGCATGTCTGCCGCTGGTATGGGCCAGAGCACTCAGGCAAGAGCCTCACAAACCTTGGATTAATTTGGGTAGCTCAGCATTACCACGAGGTACTTGAAGAGCAGTACGAATATCAGATCAAAGCAGTTGAAGGAAATAATAAGTTCAAGGCGAAGAATAAGAAGGCCGAACTTAAGAAGCTGCTCGATAGATACCCCGAACAGCTTTCAGTAATGATGTGGGATACCGAGGGCAGATTCGATCCCCATTTTGCTGAAGCGATCGGTATCGATGCTAAGCAGATCGAGCTATCGAATCACACGATCATTGAGGAAATTTGTGCGGGCATTCACGATGGCTGGAATTCATTCCATATCCAGATAGTCGATAGTGCCTCAGCTACGCAAGCGGTGATGGAAGCTGGCATCAAACCTGGCGAATATACTCAAGGCGCTGGCCCACAAGCTTGGACTAAATGGCTCAAGCAGGCGCTCAAGGACCGCGACCGTAACGAGAACGTATTAATTATGGTAGATCAGCTTCGGAGCCAGCTTGGTCAAGCTCGAAACAAGGGACCGGCGACAGCGCCTCCGGGCATCCGCGCTCTGCGCCATCAGGCGTCCGTAGCAATTGAGTATGAAGCTGCCAAGCGCCTGTATCGGGATAAGAACGGAAACCTCACAGACGATTGGGAAAAAGCCGATCCTGATATCCGCTCATTAGGTACCGACGGCAAAGAGCCACACGGAGTACAGATGAGTTGCAAGATCGTAAAAAATTCAACCGGGCGACCGTGGCGCAATGCCAAGATGCGTTTCGCATTTCCAGTGATGGATCACAGGACCGGTGAGGTTAGATTCCCAATTGGTTTTGATCATGTCTGGGAATTACTTGAAATAGGTCTTCACTTTGACATAATCGAGAAGGGCGGTGGTGGAATGCATTACGTCCTTGATGAAGATTTTGATCAGACCGGCGAGAAGTACAAAGGCGAATCAGCTATGCGTGTAGCACTGGCAGAAGATGAAGATTTGCAGGATCGAATCCTCACGCGCATGTATCGAGATATGTGATGCTTAGATTGCTAGTCCCAATAGTAGGTTTATTAGCTGTTCTAGTTATTCTTACAGCTACTAATTTACCGTTGAAGAATTTTGATGGCAATCTCTTTGAACCCGGTTGTGATTGGGGCAACCCTCATTGTGAGCGCGAAGACTATAGGGATATGTGTACTAAACATATTTCAATTACAGACGGTGAATATGTACGTTGGTGCAAAGGTAGGCATTGGTGACCAATCCATTCCTTGAGAAAGCCAACAACCCCTTCTTTAAGAAAAAGAAGCGCGTGCGAGTTACATGGCAGCACTCCTATGGCGAGAGCGAGCACGTAGGCAAGGTCGTATTTGAAGACAAGAAACACCTGCACGTGCGTAATGCTCAAGGCGTGATGCTTTATTTCTTCAAGAAGATCCCTCACAAGTTAGAAGTTCTGTAATGGGAATCACGAGAAGCGAAATGTTTGCACGCTTTGGCGTGATGCAGCAGGTAGATGAGGTAACCGAAGCTGCCTATAAAATGCTTGAGCAGCAGTTATGGGAAGCTGGCGGCGATGATCCTCACGGCGAGCCTTGGCATGTGTCCTTTCATGCGTCGAGCTTCCCTGGTGGCGAGAATACCGCTTGTGGCCGCGCAGCTATTTATTCATTGATGGACGTTCCTAAACAATTCCAGTTCAGCCGTCGCTCACGGCAATTCATGGACATGGGCAAAGACATGGAGGATCAAATTGTTCGCCGCTGGCATCGGGCTGGCTTTCTACTCACACCTCCCCCTGAAGCGCCAACGCAATATCGTTTCGAAGACTCCGACTCCTGGCTTACCGGTTCGCCGGATGGAGTCATCATCAAACCGCGAGAAACCTCGCCGCACGTAGTAGATGTTAAATGTGTCCGCGATAATACAGTTGATGAAATGCGGAATCTGATTCGTCAAGCCACTCCACGGCATGTAGCTCAGTTAAAAGTTTATATTGCTTTTGCCCATGAAGAGCATCCTTGGCGGAAGGTCAAGCGTTGCTTCAATAGCAGGCGACTCATCTTTGAATTGATAAATGGTGATGAGCGGATTGAAGTTTGCCCGCAGCATGGACAGAATCCAGAATGCGTGGTCGAGGAAGAGCTAGAGCGTCCCTATTCTGGCTCGCTGTACTACGTCAGTTTCGATGATCCCAAGAAAACCTTTGAGTGGTACTACGAATATGACGAGGCTTTTATTCAAGAGGGGCGGGAAATCCTTCAAGGCTGGAAGGAACACTTCCTCAACAGCACCCTTCCGCAGACCAATTTCCAAAAGAAACGCTGGTCCCACCCATTTAATTGGCAGTGGTCTAAGCCGGAATTCCCTTGCCAGTATTGCGACATGAAAAAGGTCTGCCAAGAAGACCATAACGATGCTCTAGAAAGCGGTAAATTAATTAATCTAGAGGATAGTCACGCAATTTTTCACGGTCAAAAGGTTCGAAAGGACTACAGCTACGAACAGGCCCGCGAGCGCGTTCTACGGCGCTGGGGGCTACTAGACGCGGCCTGAGAACCGTGCTATGATCGCGCTCAGGCTAAACCCGGTACGAATGGAGGTACCTCTTGCTTGACAGTCTCAAGATTTCCGATGTAAATGCCCAGGCAATTCTGGCACTCGGAATCGCATTTGATGTATTTGATGATGACATTCCTGAGTCTCCGAAGGATCGGATGGAAGAGGCTCATAAATTAGTCGCCTTTGGAATTGAGGGTTTGCAAGGCGGCACAGATGATGAGGAAGTCGTTGAACAAATTAATGCCATCCTCGCGGCTGGTGGCGTTGAAGTAGACGGCGACGACGCGGAATTAGTTACTTTCGGCGAAGCTCCTGATCAGGATGAGCTTGAAGAACTTCTCTCGGAGCATGAAGTTGAGTTCGAATTTGAAGAAAGTGACGAGGAAGAAGAGGGCGACGAGGAAGAGGAAGTCGCCTTTGATGTTGACGACATAATTGAAGATTGGTCGTCAATGAAGTTGAAGGATGCCAAGGAAACTCTGACTGAGCTTCTGGCAGAGGAAGACGAAGAAGAGCAGCTTTCGTTTGAGGAAATTACCGCGCTGCTCGAATATGAGAACGAGCAGGACAAGCCTCGCAAGTCCATCGTCACTCTGCTTGAGGGAGCCCTTGAGGAATTCGAGGGTGAGGAAGAGGAAGAACCTGAAGGCGAGGAAGAGGGCGAAGAGTCTGAAGAGGAAGGCGAAGAGGAAGAGCCCGAAGGCGAATTTGATGAAGAGCCGTATGAGGGCTACGACGAAGCCAAGGTTGGGGATCTGAAGGAAGTCATTGATGACGAAGATCGCACGGCCGAAGAGCTTGAGTACATCGCCGGATACGAAGAGGCTCACAAAAATCGCTCTACCATTCTCAAGCGTGTCAATGACCGCATTGAGGAATTAAGTGAAGAGCCAGAGGCCGAGGGCGAGGAAGAGCCTGAGGAAGAGCCGGAAGAGAAGCCCGCTAAGAAGCGTGGCGGTAAGAAGGCTAAGAAGGTTGATGCAGAGGAAATTGATGGCGACGAGCTTGAGGAAAATCTCCCGCCGCACTTCGCTGAATTAATCTCCGAGGATCACGCTATCGGCGTGGCCGAGGAACTTGGCCTGAAGCCTGCTGATGACGAATATGAGCAGGAAGAGCTTCCGGCTATGCCTGACGATATCGCCGCAGAGGATCGCGGGGAATTGTCTAATCTCATGGCTCAGTACACAGCAGCGCATGGAACGGCTGCTTGGCTTGGGGCTCAGCAGTACACGCTTTCGAGCGGGTATGAGGAAGTGGCAGACTATTATGAAAATGCCGCATTCCTTGAGGCCGATGGTAGCGAGGCCACTAAGAAGGCGTCGGCCAAGACTGACGGCCGGGTGGTCTACTTCCGCAGCCAGCAGAAAAAGGCATACAACCAGTACGTTGTCATGCGCGATGTGAAGGACACGCTCAAGCGGCGTATAGAGACAATTAGCCGTGTGGGCGGATTCAAGGTCGATGCGGATGACGCTGAGGCTCAGTCGGCACCGGCAAAGCCCAAGGGACGCAGGACTCGCAGCCGTTCTAAGTAAATGAACGGCACACCGAAGAAAGACGAGATGGAGAGGGAGGCGGGCACTTCGCTCGCCTCCCGCATTGTGGGCACGACCATCACGGTATTTGTTTTAATGCTGTTCGCATTGGTCGTGTTCACGCTCGCCGCATTCGTCTACGGCATGGGCGAGGAAATACTGCCAGCGGTCAGACAGGCTGGCACTGACACAATTGAATGGGTTTTCTCATGAATTGGTTCAGGAGTTTGATCTTGAACTATTGGACTAAATGTCCATTGCACGGATGGGTATTTGTAGGTCGCCATGACTACTGCCCACTGTGTAAGGCCTATGGGTATTGGGATGGATGAAGAGCCAGACACAGTTAGCCCAATTCCTCCTGACCGCCTGGTGATGATCCACTGCCAAGACATTGGTGATTTAGTACGGCATTACTGCGGAGTCGGCTCAAGCAATGTTCGAGCTTGCGATTTGCCTCATGGTTGCCCGAAGGTTGTATATATCCGTGAAGGCGAGAAGGCGTAATGGCTCTCTATGAGTTGCGTATACGCGCAGGCCAATTTAGTTTATCGATAGACGATAAGCCTTTTGTAGTAGACCCCACGATTGATCATACATTTAAATTTTATATGTCTGATGATCCTGCGAAGAGGTTGAGAGAAGCCGCCAGTGAACTTTTACGGCTTAAGGATGGGCCACGCGACGATGCTTACCAGACGGCTAAGGAACCGGCATGGCAGGCGCTTCGTGAGGCTTTGGCTTCTTCTCCTATGCCTGTGAAGCCAGAGGACAAGCCACCGTTCCCTTGCCTGGAACGCGACAAGCCAACGCGGCACGGTCCGTATGGCCCTGAGGGGGAAGAGAGAAAAGGAGAGTGAGGCTTTTAGTAATAACATTAATGGTCTTTTCTAGTGGTGGCCATATAAATAATCATCATCCAAAAGCGTGTGCGGCGCTTTCACCTAATGCGTTGCAACGTTTACACCCCAATACTAGATGTGCAAGAAAAGCGCGGAGGAATGTGTCATGGAAGATTCGAGCAGTCAGTTTTCCGCTAGTCAATGGTGGCAGCGAATTCCTGTTTTTGCGAAGGTAGTAATTGTTTTAATCGTCGCGTTCCTGTTATTTTGGATCGGTTCCTTTTTCATCGGAACTAACGCGAATGCAGCAGGGCCGACGCAGCAACAAATAGATCAGGTAAATTATTGTATGGCAGTGCCCGGAGGCTGCCCTTCTTTAGGGATTGTCACTTGGCCTGAGGAAAACACACCATCGGCCGGAGCGATTGCCTCGGGACCGAACGCAGGTGCAGCCTGTAAGTACGGCCTTAAGAATAAGTGGAGTTTGACTGCTTATTTTAAAACGATGGCTGTGGGTCAGAGTGTTCATGATTGGTGCTTTAAGAATGGCCGAATTGTCAAGCGAAATTCAACTAAATCAGTGAGCGTAAATGACTGGGGCCATTTCCTGCTCCGGTTCGTCGCTGTAGATCAGTGGGGGCACAATTATTGTGTCTACGCTCATCCAAGTGACACTTATCCGACTAGCTGCGTGTATCGAGCACTTGGGATAATTGGTTGTTGTGCTGGAAAAGCATGGATTCAATCAACTAGCAGGTGTGCGGCGACAAGGATTTGTGCTTATGTTTGCGGGCCGAAGGGTGCCTATCACTCTCGGCAAATCGTCATGGGCAATTGCCCTAGTTAGTTAATAGGCTAGAGGCTAAACCAATGCGGGTGTTAGGTATTGATCCATCTAGCTCTTGCGTTGGTTTAGCCCTAGTCGTAGATGGGGAATTGGCTTATACACGGATCTGGAAACCAAGCAAGCCCAAGGATACTCACGCAAACAAATTAAAAGAGTACGAGGGCTGGCTAAAATTTCAGGTCAAGTTAGCTAATCCAGATATTGCAGCAGTAGAGCAATTAAATTATGCAACACGCAGGATAGATGTAGTACGAGTAATTTCGTATTATGAGGGCGTCAGTCTCCTTGTTTGTGCAAAACGAGTAGCAATCGTAAAGTCAATCATGGTTTCGACTGCACGCGCTCATACGCTTGGCAAGGGCAATCTATCAAAGGAAGATTCGTTCAAGCAGGTCAAGCGTCTATTTCCGAAGCATAAATTTAGACACTTTGACCAAGGGGGAGGGGACGAATCAGATGCCGCGATCCTCGCAATCGCAGCGCCTTCTGTCGCTGAGCAATAATGAATATGCCTTTGGCTTCACTTTATACAATTTGCATAAAAACTTAGGCGCAATTTGTAGAGAAAGTGAAGCTTCTGAGGCTAGAGTTACCCTTCATACTGGCGACGGAAGCCCGTATGATGTAATATTTAGGGAAGGCTCTATATTTGTTGAATCAGATAGGGGCTTCTCTGAGATGAATAACGCAATTCAGCCTTTTATTGACCAGTTTGGTTAAGCTGCTATACTGCCGCGCAAATGGCTACAGAGCAGGCATTAGAGCCAATTGGGGGCGAGGATGATCTGGACGTTGGAATAACTGTCCAGCAGGTTCAGGCTCTCGACAAATTGGCTGAGCTAGGAGCCGAACCATATGGGGGCAAAGGCCCATACCACTCGGACCCTAAGATACGCGCGCTACAGCTTGTAGCTGAAGGTCGGCTTGGAGGAAATCAACGCGCCGGTCGCACGGGAGTTAGGAAAAAGCGCGCTTCACAAATTGTCTCGGATTGGGCAAGAGACAAGAAGATTGAGCAAATCAAGGCCGCTTATAACCAAGCGCTTGACAGTGACAATGAACGCACTGCCATGGATGCAGCTAATCGCCTGCTCGATCTAGAGACAAAGAATGTCGAGATTGAACTTAAGGAGCATCAGTCTGATATCGACCAGATGGATAGAGAGGATTTGATAGTTGCCTTCCTTGAAGTCCTCAACCGAGAAGACACCCAAGAAACAATTAAAGACTTCATCCCCGGCACCGCGCAAGAAATTAAAACGGAAGCGCTCACAACCGGAAACGGAAACCCCTCAGCCGAAGCAAATGGAGATTCCTCCGATGCTGGCAGCAATGGGGTACACAATGGAGCGGCTTCAGCAGATGCCGGTGGAGGATCTGAGGGAGTTAGTAAAGCGCGCCCGAAGTCTCTCAAAAAAGTTAAAAGACGACGGCCCGCAAAACGATGAAGAGCTACATACTTGGTTAAAGAAAAACCTGCGGCTGGATATCCCACGGCACTCTGTCTGTGAGGATCACCAGTCGCCTTTTGATTTCTTTGCAGACCTGTATTTCGAGCGCCTGCATGTAGAAATTGATGGGGAAACCTATCCTGTTAACGGTGCGCTCGCGCTGGCGAATCGCGGCGGTTTCAAGACAACTTCTGTAGCGGCTCTCCATTTTACTAATTGTACCTTCAAGCCAGGTTGCGGCTGCCTGAGCTTCGGCGCTACCCAACCACAGGGTATGCGTACTTACACAAATGTAGAAGAGTGGGGCTACGAGCATGACCCGGACACCGGACGGCGAACCGATAAAGTTCAGGATTTCCTTAGGGACGCTCCGAAGAAGTCACATACAGAATGGAAGACTGGTTCGGAAATTGAGGTTGTGTCTGGTACTGAAGAATCAGTCTCCGGTCCTCACCCGCAGAAAGCCCACGCGGATGAAATTGATCAAATGACTCATGGCCAGTGGAACCAGTCGCGCGGCATGGCGGTATCTCGTGCAGCGACAGGTCCACTACCCGCCTTTATGGAGCATATGCATGGCGTCATTCCTCCGCAGAACATCGCCACCTCCACGCGCAACAGCCTCAAGGGCTTGATGCAGGAGCTATTAGATGAAATAGATGAAGATATTGCGTCTGGCAATATCCCTCGATACATCGTCTACATCTGGTGCATTTGGGAAACCATCGCTGAAGTGCCTAATTGTCGGCAGGCACCAGCTAAGGAACGTGAAGCTCGCCTTAAAGAACTTGGCCGTGACCCCAAAGAGCTTTGCATGTGCAATAAAGTTAATAAGGGGCGCATCAAGGTTAAGGGTGAAGATGGTGATGAGACTTTTGTAACGCGCACTCTTGAAGGTGTTTGTGAAGGCAAAGCATTTAGGGCTCGCGGCGTTAAGCCCTATCAGGATTTAGTCACAGCATTTAAGGAAAACCCACCTGGCAACTGGGTTCTACAGCATGAATGTAGAGAAGGCCGAGATGAAAATGTTTACATTGATGAGTGGGACCTAAGTACGTATGGAATCAGAAATTACGAGCCTCGTCCAGAGTACGGACCGATCTACATGGGGATCGACTGGGGCGGTACCAACCCTTATGCTGTTTTGTGGATTCAATATCTCAGAGTTGATGTGCCAGCGTGGGACTTTAATTATGACCCCATTTGGATCAGTAAAGATACCTATGTTGGATTTAGAGAAATTTATGCTGCCTCCACAATGGACACAGGCTTACTCGCTTCACAGGTAGTCCGTATCGAGAACGCCTATCGTGAAGAATTTCCTGGCTTTAATGTAAAGAACCGCTTCGCTGATATGCAGGGTCGAGGCGACAGGCTTTTATTCCAGCGCAAGGGGCTCAAGACAACCTGGCCGATCAAGACTCGCCAAAAGGATCGATTCATCAGTGCAGTACAAAATCTTGTTATTGATGATCGATGGGTTGTCGATGCCAGTTGCGAGATGTTTTGTGAAGAGATAGAAGTTTGGCAGCAGAACCCCAACACAAAACTTGAAGTCGATCAGATGAACCACCTCATGTCAGCCTGGCGGTATGCCATCGCCAATGCTGAATTACTAGAAAATCCAGAGCGCGATAAGGAAGTCAAGGAACGCAAGGCTCGTGAGGCTGAGATGCGCCGTGTGAGTGGTGTAAAGCGCCTCACACCGGCCGAGATGGACGAGAAGAACATGCCGGTCACAGAGCGTGTAGGAGCGGTTACAATAGACCGCCATATGACTGATTGGGAGCGCCAAAATGGGAGCCTTAGGTAATGCCTGACGAACAGATTAAGTCTTCCCTAGAGAGCGGGGAAATTGGGCCTGAAGAGAAGGCCACAATTGAGAAGTCTATTAAGCAAAAAGAGCAAGCGCCTCGGATGGAGGAACAGTCCGAGAGCATTGTCGATTGGCGCAGGGTAAGGGATCAACTTGGTGACCCGTTCAACCGAGAACGCATCCCTTTTACTAAATTAAGGCAGATGCGGATCGATACCATGATTGCCTTTGCGCTTCACTACATCATGGTCCCGCTCATTCGAGCGCCGTATCACTTCGAAGCTTTCAATAATCAAGGCCCTAATGCTCAGGTCGCCGCGTTCATGCACGAGGCGTACAAAATGATTCACGGGCCTTATATGGATCAGCGTCAGGGCGCACTTGAGTTCGGCTTTCAGGCAATGTCGAAGCGCTTCCAGCATAAAAACCCTGGCGGTCTTTTCGTAGATACTGCTGAAGAAAATGATGAAAATAAAATCAAGCCCACGTGGAGTGAAGGAACGATTGAGCCGATTATCTGGAAGCCGTTCATCGGATTAATTCCAGAGAAGGTTGATCCGGTATGGGATAAGGACGGCAACTTTGATGGGATGCTTTATGAATTACCCCAAAGGTCTGCTCAAGCTGGACAGGGTTTCCAGGGCGCTAGCTCTCGCGGCGGGGGCAAGACTAAGCAGACTCTTGAAATTGATGTTTATCACTCGCTCTGGATTACCAACGAGAAACATAAATTCTGGGGTTCCATCTACGGGTTTCCTCGAATTTCCTACTCATATCCCTACTGGTGGAGCTACTGGTTCCGTTGGGCGATGGCAGATCGTGCCTTCGAGCGAATGGCCATCCCGCCCATGGTTGCGTATCATCCCGTCGGCTCATACAGCGATCCCGAAGAGCCTGGATCTGAATCAATTCCAAACTGGACCATCGCACTGGAAGCTGCACGTGCCTTGCGTTCTAATTCAATCGCCGCAGTACCATCCACACTGGCCTCCACTGGTTTAGACGAGCGTGGTACTCAGCTTCGTGAGTGGGAATTTTCTTTTATTGAGCCATCTGGTCGTAACTTCGAACTATTAGATAAATCGTTCGGGTATCTCGACAAGATGAAGTTGATCAGCATGTTCATCCCTGAGCAAGCACTGATGGAGGGTGAAGGTGGAACTTCATCTAGAAATGTCGCTGAGCAATTCGCCGACATATTCATTCAATCTGAAGGAACACTTCAGCAACAGGTTGATCAAGAACAGAATCAATACGTATTTCCACAGATCGCCGCAGTCAACTTCCCTGAATTTATGGCTGATGGAGGCATCGTTAGGAAGGTGTCTCATGGTATGTCTGCCGCCGATCAGGAATTCGTCAAGCAGTTAATTCAATTAATAGGCCAGAATGATCCTGAGAAGCTTGGCGTAGATATCAAGGCAATTCTGGAAGAACTACGCACGCCGGTCTTAGATCCTGTCGCACAACAGCAGGAACGTTTACGGGCAATTGCTGATGCTGCCGCAGCACAACCTCCGACCGGCCCGACCGCTGTTCCTGGTCTGTCGATTGCTCAAGCGGGAACCAATAACGTGCCGCTTCCCTCTACCGGTGCATCAAATGGCGGCAGCGTGCCTAACGCTACGAATGGCGCAGGCAACCTTGGCTTCAGTGAGCCGCCTAATTTATATATTCAGCACGAGCCGCCAATATTCTTGGATGACAACAGTGACTTTATCTCAGGTCTTCCGCCGACCAAGCATTACGCCGATGAAGCAATTAAGGCGCTGGCTATACAAATGCGCCTTGCTTGGAAGAATCATCTGGCTAGTCTTTACACATCGTTCGCAACTTATATGGCTACTCAGCCAGATTTGGAGTTTGCTGATAAAACAAAGATCGGTATCTCGCTTACGCGCGCAAAAGATATCGCAACAGAACTTCTCAAGCATTGGGAATTCGCAACAAGTAAACTTGAATCTATCACCACAGCCAGTCGAAACGCTCTGGATCGAATTGTTAAACGCCAGGTACGACAGGAAGCGCTAAGACTGAATACCGAAGTCGAGCTTCCTGAGGATGCATTTAATAATTGGATTGAGTCTCAGACTGGAAGGCTCATTAAGTCAGTTCATGGCACTGTTCGTGATCAGCTTCACGATTACCTCGTTGGTGCTATTCGTGATGGTAAAACGATGGGCGAGATGAGCCAGGGGATACGCGAGCATTTTGATGAATTTCCTGACTGGAAGACAACGCAGATAGCTCGTTCGGAAACTCGGGATGCAGTAAATGCTGCCACGCTGCTGACGGCGCAAGCTGTTGGGGCTCGTTATGTAGCCGCGCGTGATGCTCAGCTTCCTGGGCCGACCGATAAGGAATGCGAGGATCGGGACGGCAAGCTCTACACCGTGCGCGAGGCATGGGCACAGATCGGCCCGAAGCATACGCATCCGAATGACACGCTCGAATTAGAAATTGTGCCGCGTGCCAATCTGGTCTTCGAAGATGTTGAGATAATGCCAGAGGATGCACCCGAGGGAGCACTGGCTTTCTTCGATTCAGATAATAGTCGGATCGTATTCCTCAGCGATGGGGTTGACGATGATCAGCGAGCACAGTACGCCATTGAAGTGGTCCGCCAATTAATTGCTACGGAATCCATGGAGCGCGTCAATGGCCATGCCGGTTGATAAAAACGGCTTTCCGATTCTGCTGGCCCAAGCTCCGGGCCAGGTAGCCGATCAAGGTGTGCCGTCTGGTGCATCAGTACAGCGCGACACTCAGCACGGTAACCCTTGGTTCGATCCTAAGACAGGGCGCTTCAGCAACGGGCCTGCCAATATGAAAATAGTTGCGGGTGGTCAGTTATTTGAGAAGCTGATCAATGTTTCTCGTCAACTAATTCAGCGCAATATCGAGATGACCAAGGCTGATCAGATCGCGCTCTATCAAGTCGGCAACAGCATCAAGGTTGTATTGCTTGTGAACGGCTCGCCACGAGCTTCCTTCCAAGTACCGTCAGAAGATACGCCGGAAGATGAATTTAATGTCGCGGAACTAGAAGGGCAGGCTGGCCTCGGTGATCCTACTGGACCTAAGAATAGATCTGACTTACCCGATGGAATTGATGAACTCCAATGGGAACGCCGCCTTGACGCAGTTAGAGACTTGGCCCGAACCTCCGACACCCTGGAACCAGAAGATGTTAAACAATGGCTTGAAGATCGAGCCAAGGAAATCAGTAGTATCGATATTGATCAATTTATTCGAGATGTAAGAGCCCATCGGCTTGACGATCTAGCTGATGCGATAAACACGAACCAGATGACTGCGCAAGAGAAGCGTGGACAAGTCCGTGTAGCTGCTCCGCAGAAATGGATCAATGACAACATGCAGGGGCTAGAGGATCATGAAATCCTCAAGCTTGCCAATCGTCTTCAGGCTCGTGGATGGTCTGACGAGGATCTTAAATCAAAGGTATTGGCGAAGATCAAGGATGAGTCGCGGCGGACTGATCTTGAACAAAAGCTTGGCGAAGAGCCGCAGATACCAGAGCCAGCGCCAGTGCAGCTTGAGGATCTTCAGATAGCTGAGACTACTGAAGAAAGCCAATGGCAAAAAGACGTACAACAATTCTTTATGGATGCAATGAAGAGTATGCCACCGCCTCAGGTGAATGTAGAAGTGCCCGTGACTGTTGAGCGTGGCACGACCAATCGTAAAGTCATCCGTGATGAGCGCGGATATATTTCAGAAATAGTGGAGTCAAATGACAGTAGCGATTGAATTCGAGCCAGTCGATAGCGATACGCTCAATCTGTCTGAAGAGCTAGAGACAGGCGAAGCCGGTACAGGTCAACTCAAGCAGCTTGAGATAACTAATACTGGCGATGAACAAATAGCTGAGATAACCGTGGGCCTTGGTGGCCCTGGTGCTGGCTTTGTGCAGCTTGCAGTTGATAAAAAGAATCAGCCAGGTGTATTTGCAGCACGCGGCGAAGAGATAGTAATGAAAAACTTGAATCTCCGCAAAGGATCTAAGGTCCGTTTTTGGAGTCGAGCGGCATTCTCTGAAGATGACGCGCATTTGAATCTGCCATTTGATTACGGCTTTGAGGTGAAGACTCCCTAATGGCCGACGCACTTGCTAATTTCGCTGATTCATTAGTAGCTACTGCGCCGTCCCCGGCTAGTTCGGGAACTTCGCTTGTAATGTCTACGGGCGATGGGGCTAATTTCCCCACGCCTCCATTTAATGCAGTTGTATGTCCAGCGAATGTAGCTCGCCCCAGCTTAGCTAATTCAGAAATCATTCGCTGTACGGCGAAAAGCAGCGATACGCTGAGCACAATCGTAAGAGCACAAGAGGGAACATCGGCTAGATCAATTGCTGTAGGGGATCGTATCTATATCCCATTCAGCAAAAAGTATTATGACGATATAAATACTTCAATAGCAGCAAAGCAAGATGCTGATTCTGATCTAACAGACTTTGCTGCTTTGAGCGGCAATAACAAAATGATCTACCGCGATGGGTCAGGTATTTATCAGGTATCCGACCTAACCGCAGCCGGTAGAGCAATTTTAGATGACGCTGATGCTACGGCTCAACGCGCGACGTTGGACGTATATTCGACATCGCAGATTACTTTTATTACTTCGACTTATGTGGATCGTACAATTGCTACTGGAAAGGGTGACATTTTTGCGGCTAGCGCGAATGATAGCCCCGCCATTTTGGCAGCAGGTGCTAATGAATTAGTACCTATTTACGATTCCACTCAGACGCCTGGATTAAAAACTGGAATACCATTAGCAGCAGTCCGTCATAAAACTCTTGTCGCTAACACTGTAGGTCTGATTCCAGCGAGCACGGCAGCAGGTAACTACGGATTCAATATGAGCGGTGCCGCTGGTACCACTGTTGGTTCAAACGCCAACGGAGTTTTTATCGTAGATGCAGCAAATGACTGGACTCTTTCTGGTAGAACGCCCAAATTTGTAACTAGATTGCTGGTAGGAACAAACGGCACAGCGCCAGCTATTACATTTACTGCTGGATTATCTTCTTTGAACTCGGCTTCTGGTGGCGCTAACGCATTCACTTATGGATGGGCGTCACAAACAGCAGGAACTACAGCCGCCGTTGCATCTCCATCGGCTAATAGTTGGACTCAAAATACTTCTTCGCCTTTCTCTCTTCCTTCTGACGGTCCATATATTTTAACTGTTCTTACTTCAGGAGCAATGGCAGCGACCAACCCTAAAGCTGTTGTTCATGCCTATGTCTATGCGGTTTACACCTGATGGTTTCTGGCGTTTACATAGGACAAGCTGCTGTAGCTCAACAGATCAGCTTTGATATAACCCCACCAGGGGTTACTGTAGATGTTAGTTCAACGCCAGGTAAAATCAGTGCGCAGACCGGCAAAGACTCAGCCGACTTTTATTTAACTTCAGATGAAGACTTCCAGGCGTATCAAATACGCAAAGTCCCGGCTGATGACAGCACGGTGACAGAAGGAACATTGATTGAATCAGGCGGCGGTGGAACCGCTAGTAGCCCGATCCCTCTCAACGTTACGGCCGCAGAGCTTGCAGCCGCTAGCCTGGGCGAAGGGCAGCATAGAATAAAAGTATTCGTCCAAGACATAGCTGGCAATTGGAGTGTATAAATGGCAAGCTCATTTCTCTTAGAGCTAGATACCACTGCCCCTGGTAGTCCCGCTGTATCAATTAACAGCGGTGCTACCTTCACAATTGATGACGACGTAACTTTAGGAATATCGACTAGCGACGGTGATACCACCGGCTATTCGATGAAGATCTACGGTGACGTTGATGATTCATTTGCTACTTCTGAGTATCGAGCGTCCGAAGCGAATGCGCCTTGGATTACATTTAACGGCACCAAGTCTGTCCGGCTTTCGGCTACAGACGGTTCGAAAACAGTTCGCGTCAAGATCCGTGATGATGTTAATAACGTATCTTCTGAAGCGACAGATTCGATCACGCTCGATACGACTGCGCCTCAAGTTACGGTCACTTCCGGCCCGACGCCCAACACTATTTCTAAGCAGACTGGTAAACGTACATCGACATTTGATTGGCAGGCTGATGCAGCGTTCGAAGCTTACAAAATCAAAGTCGTCACGAATGCCTCGGATGCTCATACTGCCGGAACCCAAATACCCACTACTGCTGGATCTACAAATATGTCGGGCTCGGCTGGCGGCTATCCGGCAACAACACCGATCACATCTACAATAGATGGTGCGGACCTAGAAACTGCATCAGCCGGTGACGGCAATAAACGAGTTAAAGTATTCGTGCAGGATGCAGCAGGCAACTGGTCAATTAATTCCTAGTGTCTAGCTCATTTATCATCCGGTATGGGGAGTTTCCGAACTCCTTTACGATCAACCTTGATACTCATGCGCCTACGCTTGAGTGGTTGTCTACGCCGGATGCAGCACCAGGGCTCTATACGGCTCAAGTTAAGTTAATTGATCCACACGAGCCTCAGATAGTTGAAGCATTCTTAGTCCTGTCGGATGACGATGAGGTTGAACTTCTCGCCAGTCCGTTGGGCGATGATACGTACTCGCTTGGTGCGTCGGTGCCGAACGTCACCATCAATGATGCATTTATTGAAATAACAGTCATTGATTCGGTTGGCAATGAGGCGACGTACACACGCGATCTTGGTGAACCGCCTCCGGTCGTGCATCTCCCTCCCTATGCGGCCCGGATACCGGCACCAAGGAAGCGTCGGCGCACTAAGCGATTTACTTTCAAGGCGCGGGTCAAGCTCACTCGCACACTCCATGTCAGATATCCGGCATGGGTCGAGCTTAAGCGAGTGCAGCACGTGGAAATTCCTTCGCGTATTAGATTGCGCAGGGATGGTCAGTTCGTATTCTCAGCGGAACGTGAGCCTGCTAGTTGGCTCGTTCAATTAATGCAAGAAGACGAAGAACTTCTGCTTCTGTTGGAGGATTGATGAGCCAAGAAGATATTCACAATCTTGAGGCGCAGCTAGGTAATTACATCGATGCTCGCCGGATCGTCGCACTACGCGATGATATGGAAGCTCTCTGGCCGGAAATGCCAGTTATTGCTGAGCTTACGGCCTACTCCAATGGCCGATTGCCTGGGGGAGCGCTTACAGCAATTCCTTACGGTCGGCTCGAACATGGAGCCGCAGCCGCATGGAATGACATGCGGGAATTTATTGGCCGTAGGCATGGCGTTTGGATCAGACCACTTGGACCGAACTCTTCTTATCGCACCTACTCGGCGCAGCAGTATTTTTGGAATTTATATAAGTCAGGTCGCGGAAACCTGGCGGCGTATCCGGGCTCAAGTAATCACGGGTGGGGTAAAGCTGTCGATGTTCAAACGCCCACGATGGTTTACTACATTCGTAAATACGGCGCTCGCTTCGGTTGGCGCAAGGTTGAGGCATTTAACGAGTGGTGGCATTACAACTACGTGGGCGGGTACAAGCCGAAGCCACGTATTAAATTGCCTAAGGTTCTCAGCGACAACGAAACCAAGTGGGCCAAGCTTCTCATTTTCCATCGGCATGAAAGGGAGGAAGAAGGACGCTCAGGTAAAGGGCCTAAATGGCGTGCCCATAATCATTGGGCCAAGCATTATGATGAAGTCCTGCGCCGTCAAGCCGCGAAGCTAAGCGGGAAGCGTGAACATCGCCGGAAGCGCAGGCATGTTCTGATTGATGTAATTGCAGGTAAATACAATATCTAGGAGGTGAGTATGTCGCCGATCAAAAGCTTTCTCAATCAAGGGCCAGCCGCAACTGTTTTAATTGTGCTGCTTGTTCTTGCAGCCGGTGTGGTTTCGCTGGTTGACCCGGATGAGATTGACTTCAAGCAGTGGTGGACTATTTCTACCGCTGTCGGCGCTGCCCTCGCGGTCGGTCGTGGTTTTGCCGCGAAGGGTGATGTTTCTACTAGCACCAATGGGTTTGAGGATCTTTTCAATAAAGTTCCTTGGGCTACGGTCATCGTTTATACCCAAGCGATCTTCGGATTTGTTGTGGTCGTTACGACTGACTCGCTTACGTATGACGAGTATTTCATGCTGATCCTTCCTGCGGGTGCAGTCACGGCGCTTGGCCGTGGCATCGGTACCTACAAGATTGATCGTGATCCTGTCCTGCGTGGCAACAATGACCCGAATTTCCAAAATGCTATTGCTGCCGAACAGGGTGCAATCGCTGCTGGGCTCGGGGATGAGCCACCAGAAGGCGCTGTTGAAGGTAAGCCCGGTCTACAGTAAGGGATAAATTGTGAGTTGGACACGGCCACCCCGCGCTACCGAACCCTATATAGCCAGACCTGAAGTCTTAAAGGAATTAGAAGCCGTCACGCTGCCTGATAAGCAACCTTATTCGGTCAGCGATGTAATCAACGTTTGGGCGATCCAGAAAATACTAAATCAAGTCGCCAAAACTGAATTGGTTCTAGATGGCATCTTCGGAGAAAAGACTGAGAGTCAGGTAAAGAATTACCAGAAGAATAGGAACCTCGGTGCCGATGGGGTGGCCGGTCCAAAGACGCAGCAGAGAATGATCGACGGTTGGCTCAATCAGGTTCATGGGCTGCCGTTGAATCTATTAGATGGCCAGGTGCTCGGTGAGTCGGGAGGTATGTTCACCGCAGTCAATTGGTCTAAGCCGCCTGGATGCGATTGCTTCGTAATTCAGCAGCGGCTCTATCCGATTGAAGGCACCAACGTATTTGGTACTCAGCAATTGATGACAGCAGCTAGCGTCAGGGAACAGCTAGTTAATTCATCGATTAATCTACGTAATCGGTACGAGATTTATCTTCGTAGGGATGGAACCCAAAATAGCAATGTATTAGATTACATACCAACCGCTGAAGAGCGCGCGTGGCGGCTGGCAATGCTTTTCCATAACTACCAGACGGGGGCGGATAATTATTCCAAGGAGCGCGATCATCATTCAAGTTACTGGACTACTCCACAGGATTGGGTAACCGAAGTCAATAATGGAAAAGGTTACAAGTTTAGTGATGGCGCTCCGGTGAGAACACCGTTTGAATGGTGCCAGAACTATGCACTCGGAAGTCCAGAGCATAATCATAAAGGAAATGTCTGTGCTTTAGTTGAAGATTGGAAGCCGCGCGCATGAATGGGAATGGAAGGCGTGATTTGAGAACTTATCCAGTCGTCGGGCCAGATGGAAAACCTGAAGAGGTTTACATCGACAAAGGCACGCCAGGGCATCCTGATATCAAAAAGGTGCGGCTTGTCTTTGATGGACGTTTTTTCAAAGGCGAATTGATCGAACAAAAAGACGAGCACTTTGTTCCTGATCAACTTCAACAAGAGCAAAACCAAGATGCTGCTCGTGCCCATCGCGCTAGAATGGCAGCGATGGTAGATCAAGCGTAAGGAATTTAATGACCGACGGAGTTTTTGTTATCGAGAACAGCGGCATCAAGTGCAAAGGCTGTGGTGGCATTCATAAATTCATCACGGGCCTGTCTGACAAAGGTTGCACTGTCCCGTTAGGATTTTCGCAGGAGAAGGCACAGGAAGTAGCGAAGGGCTACGGTTTACCTGAAAGCAATGTCGTCCTTTCTCCTGACACCCTGGTAATGCTGGATGATTCAGCACGTAAATTGCCACGGCCCTCAGGCGTACAGAGGATCACCTTGGCTCAGGAGGTGGTACGCTCCGCTTGAATGGACTAGTCCCCGGCTTGGTGGTATGATGACAGTTACAGTCAGACCGTACATGCCAGAGCATATTGATAAATACGTCAAGATGCTAGAAAAGCGACTCGGTGTCGAGCTAGAGAATAAGGTGACCAACAAAGGCACCATTGTTATGGCTCGTTTACCAGATAAAGTAAAATGAAATACTGTTTCAATTGTAAAGAGGCGAATAGCTGGCCCGGTGGATTTATGACTTTTCCTGTTGGTCCATGCGAGGCACCGGGGCATGTCGGCGATAGAAACGTGCCTTGTTATGACTATGATTCTCGGCTGCTGCCGGGGATGCCACAGGAAATGAATGCAATCGCGGATCGTGAAGAGGAAGGTGTCTGATGCCGAAGAAAAAGCAAGCTGAGGTTGAGGTTATAGTGTCGGCTCATGCGGCTATGATTAATGAATTAGCGGATGCGGCGATTGAAGTTCCAGAAGCTTTATCCATTGATCGTAGTGCTCGCCATCCTGATGAGATGTTCTCGTTAAATATCATCAGGCTTTTGGTTATGGCTCGCAAGCAGAGGGTCAACATAGGTGACCAATTAGTGAAGTCGCTTCAGGATCTTCGTTCTGAAGCTGGGCTGGACTGATGGTTGATCACGTTCATGAAATAGTTACACAGCGCTCTGATCGCAAAGCGCCTCCTGGCCTACCTAACATAACTAGTCATTATTTTACTTGCACTTGTGGATATAACGGCCCACCGCGCAGGTTACATAGATACGCTATTGATGATAGGGAAGCTCATTTAAAAGCTATTAAGGAGGCTGGTGGTGGAAGCGTCGCAGCATCGGATTCACTTAACTCCGACGGAATTGGGCCGGGAAACCGGCCTGCATCGGAGGGAAGTAATAGCCAAGTGCTTGGAGTACAGGGTGCCGATCTTTCAAGGTCGCATTGACCGCGATTTATTTGCGGAAGCGGTAAAGCTCCATGAAAAAGCTGCTCCTGACTCTGGTTGACGGCGAAGAGCATGAGAAATTACACCTGCTCAGCGGACCTACCCACAAACATTTTGCTGACCGGCAGGGTTACGACTATACGGTTGGTCGTGTCGATCCCACGGTAGACAGGCCAGCTTCCTGGCATAAAATCAAACTGATGCGGAGCGCGCTCGGTATCTACGACCGCGTTTTCTTCATCGATAATGATGCGTTGTTTCTTCGGTTCGATATAGATCCGATGGATTTATTAGATCAAACCACAGCTTTCTGCATGCTGGCCGAGGAAGACAAGGAAGTGGTCAATTGTGGAATCTGGTGGATCAAGAACACAGGACGGGCTCTCAGATTTCTAGATGAAGTGTGGGAGCAGGAGGATTTAATAAACCATATGATTTGGGAGCAGGCAGCAGTACATCGTATGCTCGGGTCAGATGGGAATCCTCGCTTTGAGTACATGCGCTTCATGGTTTTCTGTACGCAATTCTTTAATGATTGTTACGGCCGTGAAGATCATCCTGTTGTGAGACATTACTGCGGAATCAAGAACAGGATCAGAGCTATAGCTATGGAACAAGATTTACGAAATTACTTAGGTTGGCAAGTGTGAGGCGAACACCAAAGGAAATCGGAGATGCGTTCGAAGCAGAAATTGCCCAGGAGTTCGATGGCGAACAGGTACCCGGATCGGGTTCAGGAAAATTTCTCAAGCTTGATGTTAAAGGCGGTCGCGTATTCATTATCTCGTGCAAAGCAACTGATAATGACACGATAACTATTAAGCGCACGTGGTTTCAGGAAGTAAAACGAGTAGCAAAAAGCGTGATGGCTGGCGGCGGAAATGTCGAGCCTGCATTGGCTCTTGACATTCACGGAGAAAAAGGTATATGGTTTCCGCTCGATGTTGCCAAGCAGCTTTTGACAACTGATGAGCTTAATTATATAGAGCCTGACAAAGCTTCTAAGCGAATAGCCAGATCAAGGGAGTCTTTACTTTAATGAGCCCTACTCTTGTGACAGACTATTACCGTCATAATACTACAAATGAGCAATGGGAATCAGCACAGCACCTACTGGCTGAACCAATTAAGCAAGTAAGCTGGCCCACAGAGATAGGTATGCCCTTAAGTATCTCTATTCGTGGCCAGCAATGGGTTATCGACGCCGATGGAGGTATTACCAAGATGACGTAAAAGCTGTGATATGCTTCCGCCCGTCATGATTATGATCCATGGCGGGGGAACTTAAATGGCTTGGGGGAAGCCAGGTACTCCTGTGCCCTGTCTGCGGTTGAGGTTCCGCCGCTGATGCCGGGGCGCGGTCGCTCTAAACGATGGTGGCGCATCTATCACGCGCTGAGGAATCGTCGGCATATGTCGAAATCGAGCGCTGCCAGAATAGCGAGCACCAAGAGTAAAAGGAATTAATTTGCTTCAATCAATTGCTCAGCCTGCGCTTTCGCTACGGCCTAGAACTGCAACACAAAATCGTATCCAACCTTCCGGGGCTAATGGGGCTCCACTTACGTTGCGTGCGTTTACTGGATCATCGGCCGATATTTTTAGGGTTGAAGATCCAAATGGCGTATCTATATTTAGAGTAAATAAGCTTGGAATCCTTGAGCATAGAACGATTGCAGCGGGTCAGCCTGCGATCCGTTTTTTCATAGATTCTGATGATACTCAGCCATCGATCCTCATTGATTCAAGTGTTCCTGAGATTCGCTTAGGCCCAGGTGGTGCCACCGCACCTCCATTACGCTGGTATCGAGATACATCTGGTCGTATGCATTGGGCTCCGTCCAGTGCTGGTTCTATTTTAGACATTAATACGGCAACTGCTCGTGCAGATCATTTATTCCAAGTATGGTCTACTGATCGTGCTAATCCAGGTGGTAGCCGTAATACGATGGCTGTCACTAAGGTTGAGAATCAAATAAATGCTAGTGCTGGCACCTTTCTCGGCCATGCTCTTGGAGTAACTAGCATTGTTGGTTCAGATGGAACGAATGTAGTAGGAACTGGCCATGGATTTACTTCACTTCAGCAAATATACACTGTAGGAAATTCAGCTAATGAATTTACTCCGCAAGCTAATTACCAAGCCGATTTCACTACAGTAAATTCACCGCGCATCTGGTTAACAGACTGGATTCAAGTTGGGCCAGCCGTACAGCCTAACTTGATGACCGGTTTTACTATTTGCATGAATAACCACTACAACGGCCGTCCAAGCTCAGCAGGTATTTTTGCGGCGGTTGAGGTAACTACGCAGACATGGGCACCATCATGGGCTAATCCAAATCAGGATGGCTCAGATGACGGTCGTCCAACTTATCCAATTGATGCAGGCGTCCATATCACCGGCAACTCGGGCAACGGTCTTGCCGACAACCTCCGCGACGGATTTTCTGTAGCTCTGCGGATCGGTGGACAAGGCCACGCTTGGCCCAATACCGGCCAGCGCTTCGGTAAGGGCATCGAGATATCAGCCTGGCGCACGCACGGAATTCATATATCGGGTAGGTTCTCTGGATCGACAGGACCGGCGATCCAAGTGGCCTCGGGCATAGGAGAAATTCTTTCGCCCAACGGGATCAGCACTAGGACCAAGGCAGGTACTATTTCTGATTCTGATTTCAATAATCCGGCGACCGGTCTGATGGCGATAGACGAAACCAACGGGCGGCTTTATTGCCGGTACTCGAACGGGCAATGGCATTTCGCCACCCTGACTTAGGAGAAACATGCAGGGAATTAGTCCAGAAGAAGCAGTGGCGATTCTTAAGCTTCAGGCGACTTTGTATAGCGAGCTTTCTACTGTCTCTGAAATTAATCAATCTCTAACTGCGAGGCTCCAAGAATATGAGCCACAGGAAGACCAAGGCCCACAAACAACTCCAACCAAGGAGGGCTTAAATGGCTCGGGGAGCCAAAGCAGCCATCAAGCAAAACCAGAGGAAGTCCAAGGGCGTCCCGAAGGGGAGTAAAAAGATTCGCTATCAGCGGGTCAGCAATGAAACCGTCCCGACTGCACGCTGGAACGGACCTAACGTCCATCGGACATGAATGATCAACTCAGATTCGAGGTTCGTCCTTCCAAGGATGGCCAATTTTATTTTGTTCAACTAGCCAAGAACAACAGGGTTCTCTCTACGTCTGAGACTTATAAGCGTAAGAAGACTGCTGTTGATGCAGCTTGGTCGGCAGGAGCTACAGAGGTATTTGAAGTGGTTGATGGAGAGAAGGAATATTTCGAAATGGATGATCAGGAAGCTAAGCCTTCTGAAGAAGAAAAAGAAGCAATTAAGCCACAGACCGAACCTGCTAATGCGGGTGTAGTTGAAAATAAACGTGGCACAGGTGACATGCCCCCTGAGGGCGATGAAGTTGCCCCTGAGCACCCTGATCAGCCTGGGGAAACCCCCATCGGCTCTCATGGTGGAACGCCTTCGGGCAATTAATTAAAGAAAGGATAAACCATGGCGGCTGACGCCAGTGAAAAGGGAAGGATCATCCACAGGGTAATTCGCCTGAAAGAAGGTGGGCTGTCTAACCTGACTCTTCATGATATTGAGGCTACTGCTGGTTCTCTTGCCCCTCAGGCTGAGATTGCAGAAGCTATGCCTCAATTAATTGGAGGCCAAGATGCTCATCCGCTTACGGGTGTGATTCGTACCCTTTCTCAAGTGGAAGATAAAAGTGCGCTCAAGCGATACCTTCAGATGGATGAAGAACAATTGCTTGAGGAATGGCGCGAGGTAACCGCTGAGCATAATCGAGAAGTGAATAAAACAGGATTCACTAAAGCCGTCAAATCGCAGAACAAGGATTTGGCTGCTTACAACGATGCCGCTGCCGCCAGAGAAGAAGAAGGCGAGTGGGTCAGGAGTGGCCTGAATGTCTAATCAATTATTCAACCCAGGGCGGGAAGGATTTCTCGCCGGGGAAATTGATGCGGACACGGCTGTAATTAAAGTCGTGGGCGTTGACACAGGCGCTTACACTTTCTCTGCCGCGCACAAATTCCTCTCATCCATCCCAGGCGCAGCACGTATTTTCACGAGTGCTGCTTTATCGAGCAAGACAGTCACAGACGGTGTATTTGATGCCGCCGACCCGACGATGACCAATGTGTCTGGCGCGTCGGTTGAAGCTCTGTGTATTTATCAATCGTCGGCCGTCACTGGTGGCGCTGATGTTGCTGATACTTTGCAGAGATTAATTGCATGGATCGATACCAGTACGGGTCTGCCTATGACGCCCAACGGGGGAGATATTTCGATCCAGTGGGATAACACTGCAAACCGAATCTTCAAGCTCTGATTCGCTATGCCAGATTTTCCCGCATTCCCTGACACAATATTCCGTAATGAAACCGATGCTGGTCTACGGACTGAATTAAGCAAGCAGAAGCTTGAGTCATGGGCTGCCAACATAAAAAGCTACATCGATTCTGCTGTAGCTGCTGTTGGTGGAGGTGGCGGCGGGGGATTCTGGTTACCTGCCTCGGTACTAGGAGTCTCTGCCGCTGCCGATTCACTCACTAACCGCAACTCCTTACAAAATGCGGTTAACGTTCTGCCTCCTAAGGGCGGGACCATCGTTCTGGAAGCTGCTGATTTTGAATTTGATATCAGCCAGCCAATCCAGATCGGTGCCAAGCACGTAAAAATTATCGGTGCCGGATTTGATGCAACTAATCTAATAACCGATAACGAGAATAGCTCGGCCAGCAATAAGTTCTTCCAGTTATCAAGTACGGGCTCGCTTGAGCTTCATGCTTTGACCATAACTGGACCATCGATCATCGCAGCGGGTGGTCGATTTGATGCAGTTCATGCTGATGGCTCAAGCGGGTACATGAAGGCATTTCAGTGTGGTTTTGATAATTTCACTTCTGCTCTTCGTGTATCGTCCAACGTAAATTGGCTTGGCAGCGTCGAAGCTTATCAATGCTGGTTTGATGGTTATGGAGGAAGTGGAGTAAATGCATCAACTCCAATTCTGACCAACTCACAAGGCTCTGGCTCGCGTGGCAGGTTTGTTCGTGTATCTCACTGTGATTTTTATAATTTCGGTGATGCTGCCAGTGGCTTACATCATGGCCTTTACATCTCGTCGGACTTTGATGTTGAGGTTCTTTTCTGTAAATTCGATACTGCTGTTGGCACCGGCTATTGCTTACAGATGTTTGATGGCAATGTGGCTGATGCTAATGCGAGCTACGACCAGAAATTCATCGGCAACCACATTAGTTGGGGCTTGCCTTGCCGTGGTGTTGTTTCCGGCGCACGTTCTCGTATATTAATTGCTGATAACTTCTTCGGTAATAACCATAACTGGATCGTGCTTGGTGGTGGCCAGGCTGATATCGAGCGTAATAAATTTGCTGGTGGGATTACCGGCAATACTCAATTTGGTATCACTACTTCTATTGATCAGCCGCTTGGCCCGATCAACTTCTCTAGGAATAAGTTCACAGGCATCTGCTCGCGTTACGTAGATATCTCTACGATTGGGGAATACAATTTCTCCAACAACTATTGGGCTGCGCCTACAAATGCGATGGCCTACGATGTTTCTGTTCAGACTTCATCGAATTCAATAGTCAGGTTTGATGGAGATATATTCCGAGGCAATGCAGGGCTTGGACATATCCGTGCCACTAATGGAATAATCACTGTTTTCGGATGCTACTTCCGTAGTTTAAGTGGTGCTTGCATTGTTTCTGATGGAACGAGCCTTACTTATAGAATTGTTGCTACTGAGTTTTCTCAGGTAAGTGGTAGCTCGTTCCAACAGAACTCTATTCCGTCGCTTGAGGCAAGAGCTAATTACGGAATTTCTCCTATTTCTGATAATCCGCCTGTCGGGGGTGGAGGAAGTTCTGCCCCGACGCTGGTGGACCTTGGAACAATTACTGCCAATCAAGCTGTCACGATGGCTGATAAGCAAGATGCTTTTGTGATAGTCACTCTTGGAGCTAATGGGCTCAAGGTCAGTTTTACCAATTGGTCGGCTGGCAAATCAGCAACGCTCATGGTTCGGCAAGATGCAACAGGAGGCAGGACTGGATATAGCTTGTCGCCAGCTAAATGGCCACGAGCTTCAGGTATACCGACGCTTCCAACTACGCCCAACGCAGAAAGCATCATTGGGTATATAGCTAAGAGCGCCACTGATATCTATGGCTTCGAGGGCGGATTGGACTTCGTGTAATGAATATCGAATATGTTAAAAATGGTTTAGCTGTTGATGGCATGGAAGTCTCTGTGCAGGCTTGGGAGCAAGAAGGATTAGTGATCCATTGGTTTCGTGATGAAACAGAAATCGCAATGGCTACCATTTTACAAAATGGTGAGGATTGGGAATGGACTCGCTTTCAAGTTAACGAAGAGGGCCAAGGCATTTTCACAGCAGCACAGAGATTTGCTATTCAAGCTCTTTCAAATGGCTACTCGCTAACCATTAAGAGCGATGTGTTTCAGAATCAGTTTTATAAAGAGGTTGGCTACGAGGATCGTGGCGACGGCTATCTTGAATTCAAAAATGTAAAAGTTGCTGAAGACTGGATCAAGAAACACGGTAGGTAAATGCTCGCTGCTCAGACCATCCGTAGGCGCAAAACCAGGCCGGGGGTTATTGGCCCTGGTGGTCTTGCTATGCCTCGTGGGCCAACTGGCTCGCGCCACGGATTAGATGCACTTGGATCTGATGGCGGTATCCCCGCCATGGTCACGCCTACGTATGGATCGACGGCAGCGACTAGTTTTACTCCCTGCGCAGAAGCAGCAGATTTCCTAGATTCTTTAGGAATTAATGTCCATCCTACGTACACGGGTCTGTCTTCAGAAACACAGCAGCAGACCGCGATTGACAGAATCAAAGAGCTTGGATTCCGTCACGTTAGAGGATTAGGTTTATTTAATCCATCTTGGAAGGCTGATGAATTTGAGCACCAGTGGTCGCAATTTTGGTTGATCAATTGCATCAATGCCACTAAGACAAGACAGAAATTTACTGGTGGCCCTGCCGGTGTAGGCGAACAACCAATCTTCAATCTCATCGGGTTGGACGAGCGTGAGTATTTCACTAATGCAAATGCTTGGGCTGCACCTCAAGCAGCGTATGAAATATTCGATGCTGATGGTGGTGAGCCCTTCTACCGCGCACTCGATGGCCCGCCTGCTCGGGTAGCATCCTCGGGAACCAACTACACTGGAAACTTCTATTCAATAAATAAAGGGGTTGTACCGACCGATCCTCCGATTGGTTGGAGCGGGGTTAGTTCTCTATCTGGTCCAAATGAACCAGAAGGAAGAAATACTCGTTTAGGGGCAGGGGCGCTTAGCTCGGGCGATGTTTTCTATGGCGATACGCTTGAGAGTCTTACGCCTTCTACAGATAGAAAAACTGGTGGTCGAGGGATTCGTTGGCTGCATCGCCAGCATCAATTAAAGCGTCAGTCTCAAGCTGACACGGTTATATTAAATGGCGAAGAGTACATAGACTTCAACACAGGCCGCATCAATCGTGAGCCCGCTACGATGCGCCAGCTTCCAATTCAGCCATTTGGTCATTTTGTTGGTGGCGGTCCTCCAAACAGCGGTTGGCAAAAAGGTGGCGACTACACCGATGCCGATTATGTTTCGTTCCATACCTATTGGTCGGGTACCTGCCCGATGTGGGATTTCAATTGGGGCAATCCTACTGATCAGCAATGGCCCAACCCAAGTGCATCGGCCAGCTTTGGTTGGATGCACAATGCCGATGTGATCAATGGAATAAATCGTGGTGATACGATTAGATTTAAATTCCATTCGACACCGATATGGCAGACCGAAGCAGGTTGGTATCAATATCCATCTGCACCCGCGATCAGTGCAGGCCAGTATTGCCCACCGCATATCTCAGGCGAATACCTGATTCAGAATGTGGTGATGAATTACTTGCAGGGTTGCAAGCGCACCTTCGTCTATAAATTAACTGACGAAGGTGGTGACAATGCAGCCGGTAGCGGCCCGCCTGCCATGGGGCTCTGTCGCACAGACTTCACGAAAAAAGAATCCTTCCATGCGATGAAGAACCTCGCGGGTATCGTGCGCTGGCGACAGGGAGGCCAGGACGGCGATCCTCCGCAATTCATACAGATCCCTCACAACTTCACGCCTGGTCAGGCCGAATTCGCTGATGACTTAACCAATGGAAATCAGACGCCTGACATTTGCTACAAGCTGGTGCTGCGTACAGGCACCAACCAGTATTTAATTATTATATGTCGGCCACGGCAGCTTTGGTCGCGCCAGAAGTGGCAGCAGAGCAAGCAAGCCGGTAATACTGATGCGGTTGCAGAAGCAGCGGGCGCTCGTGTTCCTAATAAAACCGGCGATGTAACTAATGTAACGCTGACTCTACCTGCACCGCCCACGGGATATCACTGGGAAACCGGCGTATGCGAGCCAGCCAAGAATCCGATCCGCGATCCTAGCGATGGCCAGTTTTATGCAAATGCTAACAATGGCCAAGCATTCGCACCGCCAGGCGTAACCAATAACGGATTTACTCAAAGCAACAATATCCTGACGCTGCGTGTATGCGGACTGACGCGCGCTGTTTCTGCTCAGCTTGTTCCTGATGCGCCGACCGGCGTTACTTCTGGCATAACGGCGACTACGGATCGCACCAAGACTTCACAAGCCGCTCAATCAATTGGCGCGGACTTGGTGAGAATCAATTATGACATTGCCACGGTGCCGACTACGATGGATGCAGATTTCCTTGCATACACGCCGCTCGGTGTTCGTGTTTTGCCGGTGGCCACATTCACCGGTCGTACTCCGACCACGACTGAAGCTCAGAACCTTGCCAATTGGGTAAATAGATTCGGGCCAGGTGGATCATTTTGGGCTGCGCATCCTGAGCTTCAGGCATCGTTCGCAATTAAACATATTGAGTTTGGTGATGACACCTCTTACAACTACCAATATGGAGATGTTGAAGCTACCCCAGGTGCGGGTGACTGGTGGAACTCCACCACCTATCAGACGAGGGCAGCTAATTACGCTACCCGCTTCCGTGAAGCTCACATTGCCGTTCAAGCTACCGGCCGTGCAGTCGGATTACTTTGCATAGGTGAGGATGGCGGTTCCGCTGATCCTATGTGGGTTAATAAATTATTTGATACGGTCACCGATATAGCTAGTCGTGTTGCTGGTTGGTCTACCAAGGGATTTAGCCCACAGTGGGAAGGCAAGATCGACCGCCTCGTTACTTTTACCGGCAACCGTGGAGCGGCGGCGACTATTCCAATTGATATTACGTCACTCGGGCAAGCCACAGACAACGGCAACGTGCTCAATGACAATATTTCTTGGCCACCGGATCAGACCTACGCTCAAGCAGCTTCGGCAATTGATGGGACAATTAGCACAGCGCTGGCTAAGCCTAACCTAGCCTCGCGTCTTCGTTACTTCATAATTCGTCAAGCTCATGACCTGACAGCACCGGGCGCGAACAATGTACGCGATAACTACTTCGGCGTATTAACTAACACTCTTGGGGAGAAGGCCGAATACTCAGCTAGAATTCGTGAGCAATTCGGTGGAACTCCCCCACCACCTCCGCCGCCCCCGCCGCCAACGACTTTGCCAATTGTGGTGCCGTCGTCTGGCTCGACTGCTGCGGCGCTACGTACTGGCTCGACTACCGGGCCACGCTTGCACCTCAGGGGAGTAAATGTTTGGGGAACGCAAGACTCGATCACCACGAGCTTCGGTGCTGCTCAGTATCAGAACCGGACCAACATTTGTGCAACTATTAAATCGTGGGGCGCAAACTGTGTTCGCTTCAGGTTTCTTGCTTCCGATTGGAATAAAGCACCGATACCTGCTACTGGCCAATTAACTAAAGCGCAGATCATCGCTCAGATCAAGGACTGGCGCGATGCAGTAACAGCGCGGGGTATGTATTTCATCCCGTGCTCGTGGGATGCACTCGATGGTGATTTTGATGATGTGGATTGGCCAGGCAATGCCTTCCGCTATCACCAGATGTTCACGGATATCAAGAATGCCCTCGGAAATGATCCGATGGTTATGTACGAGCCGACCAACGAGCCTAACCTAGTCGGTTATCTCGGTGGCAACGGCCATGATGCAAATGCATGGAATGCCTGGGACACGAATATGCGGTCCACCATCCTGCATTTCCGTGAGACATTAAATTACAAGGGCGTTCTGATCATCGATCCGCTGTGGTGGGCCAACTCTGGTGGCGGCGGTGAAGGTTACGATGATGCTCGCTACACAGCGCTTGAGAATTATGATGCTGCTCGCGCTGGTATGAATGGCATTCATCAATTAGTATTTGCCAAACACGACTATGCGAACGGTGCAACCAGTTTCAATCAGGCAGCTTGGATCGCTGGTGCCGGGGCAAACCAGATCAAGCATCTCATTTGGGAAAATGAATTCGGCAACTACAACGGCTCGCCTTCAACTGTCAATGCAACTTGGTCTGATCAAGCAGCCACCTTCTTTGGTGCGCGATTTAATACACAGCAGAACTTCTGCGGCGGTTGCGCGTTCTTGTGGGGACCGTGGTTCGATGCTAATGCACTCACGGCATCAAATAACGTCACGCCTACAAATCCATGGGGCGAGACTGTTAGAACAAAATTCTTTGGCGGCGCAGTTACTCCACCGTCTACAGGATTCAGGCCGGGTGTAGTCGGCAATGCAGCCGATGGAAACGATATACCGGCAGGCCAGAGCCTTAATGCTAAAGTAATTAGGCTTGAGTGGGGCATCGGTACTGCTGCTACATCAATAGATGGTTCAATAATTGCTGCTGCTCAGCGCGGGCTCAGAGTCCTGATGTTGGCTGGGTTCTCTGGATTTATTCCATCGGTTGCTCAAGCTCAGAACCTAGCTACGTGGGCTAGTCGCTTTGGTGCCGGTGGAGCTTTCTGGCAGGCGCATCCTGAATTAAATGCGAACCTCGCTGTCACTGATATCGAATTCGGTAATGAGACTTCATTTAGTTATCAGTATGGCAACCAAGCTCCTGATCCTGCCTATCGTCAGCGTGCCTCTGATTATGCCTCGCGTTGGAAGAGCGCTTACGATGCGATCCAGGCCACGGGTCGGCCGGTGAGATTACTTTGCCAGGCTGATCATGGCGGCAGTGGCTTGCCTGATTGGGTTAATTTTATGTTCAATGCTGTTCCTAACCTCGGCCAATTAAGTCAAGGTTGGGTTGTTCATCCGTATGGACCTAACTGGAAAAGCAAGACCGATCTTTTGGTTAGTCAAACAGCGGCTCGTGGAGCGCCGAACAATATCCCTATTGACATTACTGAATGGGGTATTGCAAGCGACAACGGTGGCAAGGTCTACCAGGGCGGGCGGGAAGATAACTATGGCTACGGAACCGCGCTCACCTACCAGCAGTGTGCTGATTTAATTTTGCCTGCTGTGAATGCGATGCGTAATGATCCCAACATAGGATTCAGGATCAGGCATTGGCTCTGGTATCGAGCACACGATACGCAGCCACCAGGGCGAAGCAATAACCCCGGCGTGGATAGCCGAGAGATATACTTCGGAGCATTGAAGAGCGATAATACGGAAAAGGGCAATATCGGTGCTCGCATCCGTGATGTAATGGCAATGACCTAAGGAAGGATGAATGGCCGATACAACTCTTACAGGTGCTAATGGCGAGTTAATTAAAGCCTACACAAGCGGCGGATCTTCTCGTCACCAAAGCTCAGTGTTAGCAGTTAGTGGAGCAGATGGTGCGATTCGTGCTGATCTGCTTCGCGGTATCACTGTCGATGATGTAGCAACTCAGTGGACCGCTGGTGCTTCTGGGTTAATTCAGGTAATTGAAGACGATGCCACGCCGGAACGCCTGAACAACGGAACTTCGATTCCGTGTAAAGGTGTAGCGGTTGCTCACATTTTGGCCAACACAGGACGCCTTGCGTTTGGTAGCTCGAACGCTGTCCGCGCAGGCGACTCTTCATTAAATACTCCATTTTACATCGATGTTGGTGGACCGCCGATGTTGATCCGTGTTGATGATGTAAATAAGGTTTGGGCTGCTGTTCAAACAGATGGCGATTCTGTCATTTGGGGCGTTCTTTTCTAAAAGCTCATGGGTATTCCCGCATTTCTCTGGTTCCTGCTCCAAGGAGCACCTGGCAATATATCCGGGGCGGGAAGCATCCCGTCTGCGGAGGCATTCGGCTCCCCAACTGTTGTAAGGAATCCCCCTGCGCTTGGTCTGCTGCCCTCGCAGACTCTTTACCCTGACCCAAATCTTCAGCCACAGGGACCGGTAGCCCTTACAACTATTCAGGCTACCGCGATTCCAAGTGCTGAGGCATTTGGTAATGCGACAATAATTGCTGGGCCGAAGCAGATCCTTGATGCTGGTGGTATTCCATCGGCCGAGGCATTCGGTACACCGTCTGTTGGCGGGACAATTACTGGCGCTGGTGGAATTGGTTCTTCTGAAGCATTTGGTACGCCGGTCGTTTTGCGGACAGCTACCGGTGTTGGTGGAATTCCATCTGCCGAAGCATTTGGTAATCCGATTGTTGGCCGTGGTGCATTCGTAACTATTGCCGGTGCAGGCGGGATCGCATCCGCAGAAGCATTTGGCAATGCCAAGATAAACTTAATAATCAGGGTAATCGGGATTGCTTCTGCGGAAGCGTTTGGTGCATCTACTGTCCGTGGCCTGATAAGTATCCGGCGCTCGGTCTACCCGACGCAAGCTTATGAACTCTCTGCTCGGGCATCAGGCGCTATTGCAGATGAGATACTTAAGGGAGGGTTCGATGCCTTCCATGGCACAGGCGTAGACGCAGATGAAATACTTAAAACTGGTCTTGTCGTCGAACACAATAAGGGCGGGATTGTTGATGAGCCTATGACCGACGGCGATGCTGACTACTTTACCGGGGCTGTAGAAGTCTAAGGAGGATTTAATCCAGTGGCATTTGTTATCAAACAGGGCGACACCAGGCCCACCTATGTAGCTCAGTTAAAGGAGAATGTCGGCCAGACGGATGAGCGGCCGATTGATTTAACTGGTGCTCAGTCGGTCAACTTCATCATGAAGAAGACCAATGCTTCGGCTACTGCGCCATTTGATGTAAAAGGCGTAATGACGATTGAGAATGCGACCGCAGGAATTGTGGAGTACACTTGGGGAGCAGCCGACACCGCAACCATTGCTGACTATGATGTAGAATTTGAAATAACCTGGGCACCTGGCGCTGTCGAGACTGTGCCGAACAAGGGCTACCTGTCCGTCAGTGTTGTTGCCGACCTTGGCTAGGAGGAAGAATGGCATTAACTATTCGTGAACAAAAAGCTGGTAGCCGTCCTGGGAAGGGATATCCGACTTCCCATCCAACTCGCCCTGCTCGCCCGCTCAATGCGGCTAGCCAATTCGTAGGTGTGCGTGGAGCTACGCCGACTGAAGGCAGGACCGGACGAATGGCTACAGCAGGTAGGCGCATCTCGCGCAGGCCAGACAAGATTGAGAAATACCCCACCGCTAGCAGCCGAACGATCATTGCTAAGACCGGTGGCATTATGCAAGGATTCTTTTAAAAATGACGCTTGTTGCAGCAGTTGGTGGCGCGACGCTGAGCAAGCGTCCCAGGCTAACTAAAACAAATACCATATCGTCTTCTGCTGTCGGCGCTACGCCGCTGTCGGTAGAAGGTATGGCTGGCCAAACTGCCGACCTACTTAGAATAAATAAGGCACCGGGCGATGTAAATCTATGGCGAATGGCTCCGGGTGGATCTTTGATCCATGCAGCCGATAGCCAATTCACTGCTGGATATGATTTCTATATAGCTGGTGAAGGAAATCCACGAGCCAATTTGTCTTGGTCTGGATTTGGTACACAGCTACAATTTGGTAGTGGTGGTGCTGCGCTTGATACTTTTATAAAACGCAGTGGCAATAAGGCAATACAAATTGGCCCTACGCTCAATATGAGCACCACTGATGATGGTACTTTGCCTGGCTCTACTCTTTCTATTACTACGATTGCCACTGGCACAGGTGCCCAAGCTGGTCATTTAAATAATACCAATTTAATACAAAAAGAAGAAAAGCAGGTCGCATCTGCTGCTAATGTTAATCTTGGCCATACCCTATCTCTTGCAAGCTATTACGGTGGATTCTCAAGTCCAGTAGCAGCAGTAGGAACTTCTCATGTATTAACTATTTCTCAATTGATTGAGAAGAGTGGTAATAACTCTTCTGAATTCACCCCATTAGCTGTTTATATGGCTAATAATGTCGGGACTGCTACGGGTGGCGATGGTCTTAATCCCGGCCGAATGTGGTTGACCGATTTCATTATGCATGGTCCTGTGGGGGTTCAACCGAACCTGCTATCAGGATTCAACCTGCTGATGAACAATTATTACAACGGTTCGCCTTCGGTAACTGGGCGTTCAGCAGCGATGGCCATAACGTCTTGGCCTGGAATTACTTCAGGAAATGGTACTGATGGCCAAGCCACCTCGCCAACCTATCCTGTCGATATCGGCATTTTGGTTACTGGTGGTGCCGGTGACAGCCAGGCGTCGATCACGCGCAACGGCTACAACACCGGCATTAAAATAGGTGGCGGTGGCTCGGCTTGGATTCCTTCGATGGAAGGCAGGATCGGCCGAGGAATTGATGTAGGCGCATGGATCACAGAGGGCATGGTGATCAATAACCGCCATAGCTCAGTTGCCGCAGACACAGGTGTAGGCTTAGAAATAACAAATACATCAGCTAGTCGCGCCAATAGAGCATTTAAAATAAGCGGCTCGGGTACTTGGTTACGCTACATGGAAGTTCTCAACAGCGCCGGTACACCGGTCTGGTTACTTGAAACATTAAGCGGAACCACTAGACAGTATGTTTCTGGATTCCAAGAGTTTGAAGAAATAACAGATCCAGCGGCAGGCAGCGCGAATCGTGCTCGTCTTTATATTAAGGACAACGGTTCAGGTAAATCACAGCTTTGCGTCCGGTTCCCAACCGGCGCAGTACAAGTTCTATCTACGGAGCCATAATGATTCCTATCAATGCGGAAGTCACACTTGCATTAATTACGCAGCTTTACGGTGAAGCCCTTGGTGCATCTAAGCGTGTCGAAGAGCTTGAGCGTGAGATTAAAGAACTCAAGGCGCAATTAAATGGTCATAAGGATGAGCATCAGCCAGCACCCATGCCAGGGGTGACGCCAGTTAAATGAGCACCCGTGATCGCGCACAATTTCTTGGACCAACTGCGCTTGAGAAATTACCTGATGCATTTATAAAAATACAAAGGCGTAAATTCAAGCTCACTCTCTACAAACGCGCAGGTAGAGAATTTGATATACAGCCATGGGTATGCCGGATAGCGGTAGGCGCTATTAAATTTGACACACCGGCTAAGCCCTATCTCGTGCTCGGCAAGGAATCCCCGCCGACCTACACAGCGCCGAATTCGCAATGGGCTCTCGACGCAGGATTCAAGCCTGGTGAGAAGTTGCCACACGATCACCCCGCAAATCCATTAAGGGGAGCTTTCCTCTGGCTAGATGACCACGGGATAGGCATCCATGGAACTCCAAATTTGCTGAGCCTCGGCACACGAGCTAGCCACGGCTGCATCAGAGTCAGCGAAGAGGATGCAATCTATCTTTACAACAACGTCCCGCTAGGCACCAACGTTTTAGTTATTTAATATGCTGGCAAGTAAGACTTTACAGCGGGTCAGAAAGAAACCTGCATCTACAGCTTTAGCTGTTCCTCCGCAGCCGGTTAACGGATTTACTCAAGCAGCGTATCTCTACGATTCGCTTGGAGTAAATGTCCATGTCACTGCAACCGGCACGAGCTATGACAATTGGACTAATGTTCAAGCAGCTTTGGCCGAGATGGGTATTCGCCATGTGCGCGACGGAATGTATGGATCTTGGTATGACTTCCGTTGGCAATTTGCTAGGCCAAAAATAAGGGCAGTTAATAACCGTAATGTAAACCTGCCTGCCCCTAGTACCAATGACCGTGGCCACCCTATATTTTTTAATGTTCTTATGCCCGGTTGGGCTCCGAACAATCAATTAAATCCTAATGCTAGGTGGTTCCACCAACAAACTATTGATATCGTCGGGCGCACCGGTGGCACATTTGCGCTGAGGTTCCGTCAGCAAGGAACCAGCGCGACACAAACTACCGGCCAGCTTGCATTTAATGCGTCAGCCGCCACGATTCAAGCAGCACTTCGAGCCCTTACCTTCATCGGAAATAATGTAACTGTGTCAGGGCCGGATGGTGGGCCTTGGGTAGTTACTTATTCTGGCACATTATTAAATCAAGCTCAGAATAGGCTCGAATCAACCATTGAGATGGGCGATAATCTCACGGGTGGTAGTGATCCTGTTCATTCAGGTGTAAGGGTTTTGGGTCAGCCAAACGGTGATGCTACCTGGGATGCTTCTCTGCTTGTGCCTACAAATGATGGCGGTCACCAGCATTACGATGGAAATGCTGGACCCACTGTTGCAATTAAAGGCGTCGGCAATCCTATTCCAAATGGATCTACAGTAAATCCAAATGGGGTTCCAGCTAATTGGAGTTTTGCCGATGCAGAAATGCCTTGGACAGTTATCGGCGGGTATTCCGGCCCTAATGAACCTTTAGGGAGGTATTACCACGAGGATATGCGGGGGTCTGTTAAGGCTGTTCGTGATATTCTAAAAACTAAAGAAAGCATTATTGCGAACGGGCTGCCTTACGTAACCGAAGACGGTATTCAAACTAACGTCAAGGCAAAACAATTGCCGATGTATGGCATTTGTGTTATGGATAACGGATTAATTCCTACTTATGGCAAGTGGGGCGTCGGTCAAGAGGTGGCAGATCTAGGCGACCGCCATCCTTATGACAATATGACTGACCCGTGTAGGACTCGCTGCGATACAGCATTTGTAACACAGGCGACAATTTTTGATAATAATACTGGCCAGGCTGCTCCTGATCCGGCGACTTTATTGCCATGGGCTGTAACCGAGATGGGTTACATATCGAGGGGCATCAGCAGTGCTCAGACCGTTACTCCAAATTTCCCGGCATCTGGCTACTGGCCTCACCCTGACGATGTTATTGCTGAGTACCTTTGCCGTCTTTGGTTGTTGTATCATTTTGAATATAATGTCAGGCGTTTCTTCATCTATGAATTCATGGATGAACAGAATAACTCGTTTGATGTTGAGTGGAACTTTGGCATAGTTAAATACGACTACACTCGCAAGGCCCAATTCTATTCTCTTCGCAATCTGCTTAGGATAATAGGTTTTGGTGAAGCCTCGTCTGGTGCTCGCCGCAAGCTGAACATTCTGACACCAACAGGATTTACTCCATACGGATCAGACGGCTCAGGCCAGAATAAACAAACACAAGCATTCTCTGGTGGTAGTGTTCCTGTAGGTCAAGCTTGGCTTACGCATCCAGATTTGATGCGTTATTACCAGGCGCAACAGAATGACAATACTTGGCTTTATTTTATGGTGCGTGATGTATCGCTGTTTGATCGCTGCCCCGGAAATAGAAATCCAACCACGGGCCAGTTAGAATCGCTTGCAGGACTTGCGGCAGGGAGAAAGAATCCCCCTTCACAAAATCTTTTAGTAACACTGCCGGCCGAAATTACTTCATGCGAAATGTATACGCCGACCGCTGGCGGGACCACGACTCCTGATGATGGCTTTGCCCCAACGGAGCTTTTGCCAGATGGAAATAACCGGGTAACAGTTCCTATTGCTGGCAACATGCGGATACTTAAATTAAGCAATTAGTAGGCTGCAACTGCTAGCTGTTCTAATGGACTAGAATATGAGAAAAACAGATTTAGCTTGGGCGGCAGGATTTATTGATGGTGAGGGCTGCTTGTCTTTTTGTCCTAATCCACAGCTTTCTGCTAGCCAGTTCAACTTAGAACCTTTAGAAGAATTGCAGCTTTTGTTTGGCGGCAACATCACGCCTCCCAAATCTAATGGTGTGTCGCAATGGTATGTCGGCGCACACAAAGCTGTAAACGTTGCTAGATTGATTCTTCCGTACCTAAAGGCGAAAGATAATCAAGCTCGTTTATTTATAGAATGGGAAGAGCTACAAAAATTGAAGACTAGTTATTGGGTCACTCCCGAACTTAAAGAAGCTAGAATTAAGTTGTCTAGCTCGATGCGTGAACTCAACTCACGCCGGTAGACTAGTCCACAGAAAGAGAAAGACCCCCGCCTCGGAGAACGGGGGCCTTTCCACTACACGGTACGACAGGTACGGGATACCCACTAACGGGTAGCGGGCTGACAAGCCTAGCGCACAGCGCGGCGACCTGTCAAGTAGTACAGGCCGAAGCCTATGCTAGCGAGTACCAAACCGGCAATTAGTAAAATACCGGTAGGCGCTCCGGTGAAGGGAAGCGTACCCTGCTGCTCACCCGCAACCGGCGCGACTGGCTGGCCAACATCATGCGTCGGCCCATTGACTCCACCGCCACCTTGCTCCTTACCAGCGACTTCGCTAGGAATATTAGGAGTTTCCTCGGGCGGAGTATCTTCAACCACAGGAATTTCTGGTGCCTGATAATCAGGTGCGGAGGGAGGGGTTTCAACCGGAGGTGTTACCGGTGGCGTCACGGGAGGGGTGACCGGAGGGGTTTCCTCACATTCGGTCGGCAGTCCTTCAGACTCCGACTTGGGCACTTCAACTAATTGCCCATTAATGCAGACCGTAACTTTTTCTTCAACCGGCGGAACACAATCAGGATGATCGTAGCCGTGTTGATTTTTATAGTCCACGCACTGCGGCGATCCTGGTACCCATGCCGAAGCGGTAGGAACAGCAATAAATAAACCCATCGCCGCTAGTCCAGCAGCGAGTAACATCTTCTTGATAACGCATCCCTCCTTCAAAGGGATCGGGTCTAGTAAGACTAGTACAGGTCGCGCGAGAGCGCAAGACTGTACCGGATCTTGCATCACTTAGGCCATTCAATCAGTGGCAGATGCTTTGCAAGGGCTGAGCTAAGGCCGTCTACACTATATTCTAAATTACGTTTGAAGCTTTGGAAAAACATATGCTCTTCGCCGCCAGACAGTACGTTTTCAAGGTCGCGCTCAGCCTGGTTTTGCAGTGCCGCTAGATGCAAATGAACTAATTCATGAACAATACAATGGCGAGTCATCGGTAGATCATGCTCACGGATATCTTCGCATACGTAAAGATGAGCTACCTTGCGACCGTAGACAGGAAAGATCGCAGCAAAAGAATCTTCGCTCTTAGGCGGATCATGCTCTAGCTCGATAGTCCAGTCACGAAGCTCAACGACATCAGCTATCCACCTAATGTATTTGCCTAATTCTTTCCGGTCCTTCTTGGTCATCTTTCTCAATTATGTTTCCTTCCTCATCACGCTCCACGATTTGATTAGCAAACCACTTCAGCAGGGGCGAAACATCAAAGCGGTGGTAATTGGGATCATCTTTGTGGATGATTCTATCCTGACTCAATGTCTCGCCTTCCTCCCTCAATCGATTTTCCTTTTCTTAATTGTCCACCTTCGTTCATCGGGATATGCCGATCCATATAGTTGTATACCCCGGTGCGGGTCATTTCCATATCGCTGGCAATTATTTCCATATCCAGACCCTTGGCATGGCCAGCTTTGATTGCTTTGGCTAATTCTCTTTCCCTGCGCGCGAGCCTGATACGCAACTCGTTGCGCTGATTTATTAAGCCCTGGATCTTGGCTCTATGTAAATTAATGAGCGTGGCCATTGCCGGTGATCGCCGAGACTATGATGAATAAAATAATTAAACGACACATCCAAACTTCAATACTAGTTAGTGGACGATACTGGTATTTCTTCATGATCCACCTCCCTGTAAAGCCGCCAGAAATGACGCCACTCTGGCCCATGTGTCTCGTCATCTAGACCGATGGAATAGCCAGGTAAAAAGCGAGCAACGGCATACAGCGCCGATGCAACTGTGATCCAACCGGCGATGCCCGCGTTAGGGAACGACTCATTAAAGTAAGTGCATTCCATCACCGGCCCACTGATATCAATGTAGGCTAGATTTGAGTTAATATCCATAGAGTTACCCATCCAGGCACCGTAGACGTACTCCACATCTTCGGTGTCGAGGCGGTAATAACCCTTGATGGACCCTCGTTGGTCCAGCGGATCAATCCATACTGCATCAAAATAACCTTCTTCGGTTTCAGTGTATAGGATTTTGTGGAAAGGCTGATCCGACTTCTGGAATATTTTGTATCGGAGTGTTTGGAAGTGGGGCTTGCCCTTCACTATTAGTTCCAGACTTGGGCTGAGACTTCCCACGTGCTGCTTTGGCCTTGCGTCGAGAATTTGCATTACGCCGTCGCCTCCTTTCTTCTGGTGGGTCTAGGATATCCGCGATTCGTTTACTGTTTTCCGCGTGCTTACGTAGAGAGTCAGCGATTTGTGCTGAATTCTTCGCCATTTACTTCCTCGCATTCGAGCCGAGAGACTTATTACGATTCAGAGAACCAGGCCGCTTACGTCCGGTGTCGCTCTGGTGCTTATTATCGTAATCGTCTTGGCGTGCCTTCAGAGTTTTCTTCGCTCGCCTATGTGCTCGGGCGCTCAATTACTTACCTCCATCTGCTTTGCTGTTGCGAATAAGTTCAAGCAGACGCTTTTCGTGAGGCGTCTTCGCTGCGCCGATGCGCTCAAGCTTGGTCATGATCCAATACCGGTCATGCTCGCTCATCTTGATCGTGTACGTGCGCTCACGCTTTTCCAAAGTCTCTTCCTTGATCGCTTGGCGGGTGGTCTTAGCCTTCTCAGGATTGGCCTTCTTTTTTACGGTGCGCTTCTTCGCCTGGCTTGGACCGCGACCCTTACCGAACGTGCTCTTTTCTTTCGCCTTGCCATTCGTCTTAGTCTTCAATACAGCCATCGCCGCTACCTCTTCTTTCTGTTAAATGGATTAACTGTCGCTTTCTTTTTCACAGTCGCCTTACGCTGCCCGGTCTTAGGATCGGTGGGCTCAGGCTTCTTTGGATTTTTCTTCTTTTGTTGAGCCTTCTTAAGGTCGGCGTGAGGGAAATGATCTATCCCGTGGTGGGGAGCAGATCGTCCTTGTCGCTTAAGCTCTGAATACCAACGCTCAATGATTAATTGCTTTAACCAGGGCTTAGGCTCAGTGTAAGAATCGCCCAGGTCAAGTAACCAACCATGGCGATTATCAAAGCGATACGTAACATCACCGTTGATAACTTCAATTGTCCAAAACCCATCATGCTCGCGCACGTGACCAATGCGTACTCCGTTATTAGTTACGTCCTGCTTGTCTGAGGCTACGTGCTGCGCCTCGCGCTTCTTTAATTGCTTCGCCTTCCACGGATCTACGTTCTCAGGCGGCGCAGGAAGCTCTACGCCGACAATGCCGCTCGCCGGTACGTCAGTTAGTACCTTCTTCTTGCTCGCGCTCGCGCGCTTCTCTTTCGAGAACGGATTGCTTTTTCCTGCCTTGGGGCTTGGCTTCGGCTTCTTCTTCTGAAACGGGTTCTTGGTAGCTGGCATCTTCTGGTTCCTCAATGTAGTTGGCTACGATCTGATAATGCCCCTCTGTATTTTGGTTAATTCCTAATTGATCAAGTACATCGGCGAGAGCATCACCAAGCTCATCGGCCGGTGTATTAATTGGCTCGTTTGGGACGCCTGACTCTACAACCTGAATCTGATATGGCATCGTACCCTCCTTAGAAGTGTCACATCATACTACACTACTTGCCGACGACGCGCAACTTCGGCTTTGGTTCCTCGCCCTTCTCGGATGGCGAGTCTGTATGAAAGTCCCAAGTTCCTAATTTGATTAACTCCACGCCGAGAGCTTGAGCCAGCACGATTGCTTGCCGGAAGGACAGACCACGCTCAGCAGTTTCGATGCGGCTGATGTGGGACGAGTCCATGTTGGCTTTGACAGCTAGATCAGCTTGGGATAGCTCTCTGTTGGTACGCAGGGCTTTGATGTTTTTGCCTACAAATAAGTTAAACTGAAGATCAGCTTTTTCATATGCGGGGTTCCTGGGTGGCAAGTAATTCCTTCACCTTTCTAAATGCTTCAGTTGATCTATTAATTGCTTCTGTCATCTTAAGTTGGTAGGCATACACACGCTTTATGCCGCGCAGGTAGCTTTTAATGTAAAATTGGAGGATGAGATTAATATAGAAAGCTTCGGCCATCGCCGCTTGATGTTCCCAATCCTCATCCGAATTTAATTGATAGTCACCGGGACGGTGCCCCCATGCGACTGTTCCTCTCGGTGATTGAATTTTCGAACTCCACCACCTTGGCGATGCCATCGCGCGTATTGCTGTAGAGCATGATCGCTTCAGTCGATAGCCGGTGTTCCACCAAAGCCGCCTCAATAATATCGTGGGCTTTGTTAAGCGCATTAATTTCCCTTGTCGTCAATCAAATCAGTCCTTAAAATTTCTGTTTCTCTAGGCGTCAAGCTCCAATAGTCCGCCGCATCAGAGATGACGTAAGCCGTATCAGGATTTTCTTGCAAAAGATCACGAGCAAAAGCCACCACCGCACGCCTACGGTTACCGCCGTTCTCTAGCAAATACTGCTGAGTCAGTGTCAGTGCTTTACCCATGGATTCACCTCTTTGTACTCGCTGCTAACTATTCCTCCGCTGGATACCTCACCGGCCCATAAGGCCCATCTAACTTCATGCATTTCTCTATTTGAATCAGGAAGCAGGATTTTATCCTTGTAAATGATGAAGGTGTATGGATGCTCGCCTTTGTTCTCGGTCCCATGAATTAGATTGGTTTCCCGATTCAAAACTATAGATTCGTGCTTAAGTAATTCATCTATATTCATATCCACGCCTCCAAATTTCCCACAGGCAAGGGGAATCTCATTGCTAAAAATTTACGATCCATTCAATAGGGCGGACGGGGCTCGAACCCGCAATCTGCGGCTTGAAAGGCCACCGAGATAACCAATTACTCCACCGCCCCAAGCACTTAATCAATAGGGTCAGGAGCACCAGAGACAGGAGCCTCATCGCTCTTAAGTTCTGTCACGCTATCGATTGACTCGATGATTGCGTCATTGACCATCGGTCGGCCTGCAAATTCTGCGTTGCTCAGTCGAGAGCGGGCATGCTCTTCATTATCACCCGCGATTATATAAGTTAAATGGTGTGTTTCGGTTGTCTTGACTTCAAAGTGTGGCATTTATTTCTCCTTCGTGTGTTTGATTCCCAATTCAGTGGGCCGGGAAGGGCTCGAACCTTCGGCCGACAGATTATGAGTCTGCTGCTCTACCACTGAGCTACCGGCCCCATGTTCGGCCACCTTTAATTCAAGTCTTTTCCAAGCTTTGTCTAGAGCTAGGTGTGGATCGTGATCCTCTGCCTCTGCGGTTAATCCTGTCGGCCAATGCGTAAGCGTGTACTTGGTCGGGCCAGCCGGGATAATCTTTCGATAGCAGACCGAATCCACTTCACCAATTTCCATTGTTCTCTTTCTACTGTGTTAGTCCAGAATATTTCAAGATCATAATCTCCCATAGGAAATTGATGAATTTCCTTAGGTAATGTGATATGCCCTTCGCTATTCAATTTAGCAGGACCAGACCAGATTAATTCATTTGTCCGCGCATTCTTGATGACTAGAGTGATTTCATCTTTAGTCTTCAGGTGACACCACCTTGAACTCAAACGGGATTGAATCGACGATATTACCGTCATGATGAATTTCTACAACCCCACCGACAAGACCCTCTCGCTTCCATAAAATACCGGGTAGCGTTACTTTGCTTGTCTCGACATTAAAATCAACTTGGTCGTCATAAATCTTTTCTATAACAGGAGGTGGCGACCAATGAGCAATTACCTTTACTTCTTGCACAGGCTTAAGATCTAAAGGCATGCCGCCTTGCTGATCAGCTACCGGAACAGGTAGATTGCTTTCACCTCGTCTAATAATATAATTCATTTTATCTCCTTTCATGCCCCCGGAGGGAATCGCCTCACCTTAATGGGCCTTGCCAGAGTCGAACTGGCATCCCTTGATTAAAAGTCAAGTCGTTTACCATTAACTTAAAGGCCCGCCTTGATGCGTCTAGCTTCGCCTGATTTCTTTCCTGCGAATCTACCTACACAAGAGCGCGAGCAGAATATCCCATGCCTATTATGTCTGAGTAGCCACTTAAGCCGAGACTCAAGCATTTTGATACCTTCGCCGCATTCTGTGCAGGGCGCGACCACGCGCTCAAGGAACGGGTTATGCACGCGAGAATGGTCAGGCTTCTCAATTAATTTAAGGTTCTCGATTCTATCATCATGTTTGATCCCGTTCTTATGATGTACGTCCATGGTTTCAGGAAC